TTCTGTTTTCAACCCTGAAATCGCGGCTGCAAACTCACCATCATGGAGATATGGGCTTGAATCTTCAACATAAACATTAGCGATAATTCCACCGCTTCTTTTGTAATCTATAAAATTAGCAACGTCATCGCCAAGTTGATATCTATAGCCATTTTTAACCATATACCCCGGATTGCCAAATTCTGCAATAGCTTGCCCTGTTGTTCCTGGTATACCTTGATGGCCCAACGCATCGACTAGATACTGATTCGCGGTCCTGGAGCTATCAATGACAACGCCATGATTATGCCCATAGCCTACAGGAGGAATATGAGACATGACTTCTTCAACGCCGATTGTCTCGAATTCCATATCGGACCAATCGGACATAGCCGCATCGGCGATAGCTCCGGCATCGGCTTTGGAAAGCACCTTACCATTTGCCCTAGCCTCATCGGCCGCCTTATGAACTGCACGCATAATCTTGAACGACTGTTCCTTCGCCGAGGCGACGAAGATACTGAAGTCTGTAACGGTATATCCCTGCGCCCTAAGATCAGCGAAGAATTTGTCGAATTCGCCTTGAGCATTCGTCGGGACAATCTTTGACGCATCGAGCATAAAGGATTGCTCCACGCCATTCGCGTCAACTGCGTTTACCCTGATACCAGGAGTACAGCTTTGAGCGATGAGCCTCGCCTCAGCAAGACGGTAGGAAAGACCATCAAGAGTCTGGCCATCATCAAAAAACTCATTCATATAGAACCGGGCGATTTCATGACGTTTCCCGATGAACCAGTTTCTAAATCCAGCAAAATCAGCAGGAACATTGGTGGTGTTTTCTAGCTTGCTTATATTGGAATTGCGCTTCTGGTCGAAGGTATACTTAGAGGATGCAAACCTCTTCTTAAGCTTAAGAGCAAGGTTCTCTTGAGCATAATTAGAAATATTCAGGTAGCATCCAGAAAGATGATGGTACTTTTTACCCCTCGTCCTCTTGCTCGCTGGAGTATTAGTTTCCCAGATTCCATGAGGGTTCTCGTCGAGCTGGAACACCCAAATCTGTTGATCGAGGCCAAGGTTGCGCATCTGGCCGACAACAGAAGATACTGGCACAAACCTCCAACTGGAGTCATTGTTCGAGAACGCCCAATTAGGATCGACAATGATCTTGCCATTTTTATCAACTGCAATATTATCCTCAGCGCTATCGAGATTGAGAATCTTCCCGCTTGCGTCAATATAATTGCGGACCAAACGCTTCGACGGAGGAGCAGAAGGCTTTGTTTCACCTGAAAGATACCCATATCCAGCAAGGGATTTCACTACTGCGCCATTGACACTAACGACCGTCGGGGCTTTACCTGCGTCATCCATGACTCGAACATGCATTGCCATGCCATTGAGAATGGGGTTGGTGAAATCAGCAATAGGCAAGGCATAATTCGATTTATAAAATTCGTCGATACCTTGAACTTTCGATGGCTCATACCAAAGATCGTTATCTTTCAGCTCTTTAGCGAGACTCTCGATTGCATTCTGAGCATCATCTTTGAACATCTTGAATTGGTAGAACATATCATTGTTGATGTCCTGGTACACAGAGTCAGTCGTCTTATGGATCTGAGCAGCAACATAAATCCTATTGATATGGTCAATAGCCTTTTTGAGCCCTGCACTATCTATGACATCTTTGCCATTGGCATCCTTTTTAACGGTTTCTTTCTGGAGCAGCTTCATTATGTTGTCTTTATTATGAAGTTCGATCGTTTCTGAGGACTTTGCCATAGGTAAGACAATCTTCTCCCAAAATTGGCCACGTCCATCCTTCGTGAGAAGATCAAAGTTTGCAGCATCATCAATCTTGATTATGCGCGGTATACCTGCCATTGCATCTACCGACTTTGCAATGATCTTATTTACGAACTGCTCGGGATCGCTTGTCGATTGTGTCAGGCACTCATCGATCTTTTTGTCGTCTAGGCCAAGGTTCTTCAGCTCTGTTCTTAGGTTAAGAATCAGATCTTCAGAGACACCGGCATGGAATGTCATGCCGGTGTACTCTTGATAAAGTCCGACAATCATTCCCATCTGCTCAATTTGCTTCTTTCTAACATCAAGCAATGACATCTGCCCATTTACCTGGGTAGAGAAAGAACTTGCAGCTGCCGTAGCCAGACCAGTATCGACACTAACAGGAGCTAGTCCATGATCTGAAAGCCACTGGTTCACGCTTTCAAGATAGATTGTGTTAGACCATCCAGTGCTTACAGATGCAGCCGCATCGGCCTGCGCAGCTTCAGACAGAGCGTTAATAGTGTCAATGCCTGTTGCAAGTGCATCATTAAGATCTAATAATTGAGAATCCCAAACCTCTTCAAATGTCCTATCACGAGCATCATTAACATACTTGTAGGCATTATCGAGATCAAAAACGAATTTCCCATTAGAATCAAATCGTCCTTGTTGCGTCGCCCAGACATACATAGCCCTCGATGCACGAGCATGAAGACTGCGCATTTGCCTGTTAACAGCTTCAGGCTCATGGATATTATCAGGATCGAGGCACCTCACGAGGTAAGAACGATACCAAGACTGCCCAAGCAGCTTGTTGCCAACAACCTCTATACCACGAGTAACCTCCCACATATTGCCATTGGCGCTATCTCTCCTCGTCTTATAGGCGTTGTAACATTCCTCGATGCCGTTCGTCCTGGCATTCTTTACGTTTGGAATGCCGTCAGCGGAGAATCCAGGCTGGACTTTACCATCGCAAAGATATCCGATGAGCTGAGGGTATTTTTCAAGAAGCTTAAACATCATGAGATCAGTGATCCCGCTACCTTTCTCGTAGCCAGGAATAACTGATTTGAACAACTTCTCTTGCGTAAGAGTGATGGTGCGGCCGGTGCGTTCATCGCGGATATCAAAACTTGCGTTCTCATCTGCAATAAGTTGAAGTATCAACTGACGGTTCTGCGCCCAATTGGACATAAGATACACGCCGAATGCATTGCCAGTCATATCGTCGATAACTGCCGTAACGCTACCGGTTTCGTAAGTCTGCTGGGAAAGATGACTCTGAGACCCCGCTGCTTGCATCACAGCCTTCTCAACTGCCTTGTTAGAGAATTGAGTTGAGTCGTAGGCCATGGCGCCAAGCAAATCCAAGTCTTGATGGGTGATGCACCATTTCGCACTGTCCATCACAAACTGGACGAAATCGCCAGCCTTCTCCATACCTACAGTTTCGAAGCGATTCTTCAGAGCGTTAAGCTGCTGCTTGTCCCTGTCATATGTCATCTTAATAGCAGCGTCAGCGGATTTTTGCGCGTTCTTGATTCGCAAAGACATACCACTCAGCGCGAACTCGCCTTCTTCATTCGTCAACGAATCAACGAGAAGGTTTGCAGTAAGATCGAGATGCCCGAACTGTGTATCGAACAATTCCTTCTTGGTTTCCCAAGAAAGATTGAAATTGCAGAGCATGTCGTAAAGCTTCGATTCGCCCTTGTTCTCAATAGCTTGCTCAACGATAAGAGCGTGTGTCGTAGACAACCTGCTGAGCTCTGACAGCTCCCAGAGACCCATCTCATGAATTTCCTCGTTGCTATCTTTGAAGTGTTCAAGAGCATCATGGAATTGTTCATGCCAGGAGACAGCAACGAGAGAAGACAACTTCTGGCTCGTCGTACCCTCGATAAAAATCCTGCCAAGCTTAGTTTTGATAATCTTCGTAGCATCAAGCAGGCCAGCATTCACGGCAACTTTGCTGCCGAGAAGATAACCGAACATATCGACAAGACTCAGCGCCACAGCGCGATCATTGATGTCGATCTCGCCAGTCTCTTTGTTTATGATGTTTTTCGTAACCTCGATTGAATCTACGATGTTCTCAACGTGCTTCTCTATTTTCGACCCTTTATGGGCGACGTTGCCAGCCATGTCCATGATAAAGTCAATGACTTTCTGATCAAGCTTCGCAGCAATGCCAGGGTCGATATAGCCACGCTTCGAGATGGGTTCGAGGAATTGCTCAACCGTCTTACCTTTATATTCGATAGACAACGACTCGATATTGAAAAGATCAGTGGCCAGCGTTGAAGAGAACGTCTCTGCAAATTTCTCTGCCAAGACCTTTTCGTCAGAAAGGTCGGCATTCCTCACCACGGTGTCAAGAGGAGATTCCATACCATTGGGCGTAAGCTGTTTCTTGGCATCCTCAAGAATCTTAGAATATTTCTTATAAGATTCCTTGAATGCGGATTTGACGGCATCGAGATCTGCGGCAGTTGAGATCCGCGCCGTATAAAGACTCACGCGACCATCAGAAACCTTGGCGTTAGACAGAGTGTCCGCGATAATCATACTATCGAGAACACCTTCAATAGTATCCGATGGATTCACACCGGCTCGCGTCTCACGCATAGAAGCCCTAGCCATGACACGAAATACATCTTCATGGCTGACACCAGTGTTCTCTGTGATCTCAGCAAGGATCCTATGATATTCCTTAAGCGCAGACGTATAGGCATTCTGCAACTTAACATCGTTATAGGCGATTTGGCCAAACTGCCTGAAGCCGCCATTATTATACATGTTGATAATATACAGCTGGAGGCCGAGCGCCTTATATAATTCGATAGGAGTCTTAGCCTCTCCATATGAGCCACGAGTCGTCATAGCCCTACCGGCCTGTTGTACCTCGTCGTACACGTCATCCCAGCTATAAGTATTGTTGACAGCGTTCCTAGCAACCTGCCTGATGATGGTCTCGTCATCAGCGGCATTCTCGCTAATGAATCGCTGCACAGCATCATGGTAATTGCCACCCGATGCCGATACCTCTTGGCCAAGCCTTGTGAGGAAGGTAGAAAACGCAGTATTGAAATCATCTGCCTTCCATACCGATTTAAGCATCGACTTCATGCTCTTCTGCCTATCTGGGTCATTCGCAAAGAGCTTGTCGATAAACTCATTCATCGTCTTCTTGCGAGCATCGCTCGGCTCTTTGCCAAACCCAGAGAAAGCCCAGTCAATATTAGATTTGCCAGTTTCAGCATTAACAAACATATCGGTTGCCCAGCCGATAGGATTAACGCTGTCCAGATCGAAGTAGACCTGAGACTTATCGCCATCGACATCCGAGCCGGTAATTGTGTAAAGAGCCGAATTAAGTTCGAACCAATCACCTGAAACGACATCTGTGATCTGGACTTTGAACAATCCGTTCTTCGTGTCGGGGTTACGCCCGACGACAACGGTAGGACCACGCCCATCGCCAAAAGTATTCTTGATGTACTGGTTAATCAATTCATCGGCGTTCGGCGCATAGAGCATGTTGCTCATCGTATTGACATCAGTCTTGAAAGCCTTCGCGACGATCTGTGCAGACCTGTCATCGTACTCGAATACCTTCTTGATATTCTCAGTACCAGTACGCATGGAATTCATGTTTCGAGTCGCGGAACCGGCAGTGTGTTTGAACGAACCTGCTCCAGGAGCAGTCACTACAGTTTTGCTATTAATCCGCTTATCAATTTCATCGCGAGCCACGTTGCTCAAAGTATCATTGTCAAAACCAGACATACGCAATGCAGCAAACTCGCCTTCGAGATCGGGCCTAGTTTCATCCTGCTTACGAGGACCACTATCGTCAGATTCAGTAGAGCTGCTTCTACTATCAGCAAGATAGTTAATGCCAGAAGCAACGCCGTGGAATGCAGCACCGCCAAAAGCGCCCCAGCCAAAGGATTCAACAGCTTTATCCCAGGAGTTCTCATTGAGTTCTTTATTACGAACATCCTCGAGGTAACTTTGAGCAAATTCTTCGCCGCCTTCTTCCGCTGCACTTGAAGCAAGCCCAAGAGCGGCAGAAGCGACAGGCGACCCTTCGACAGCCTTACCAAGCCAACCTTTGGCCATGGTCTCGCCAATCTTGCCGCCAGATGCCATCCTCGCCACGGATCCAAGAACACGTCCAGAACCGCCAGCAAACATACCAAGGCCAGAGATAGCACCATGGACGAGGCTTGCCATACGCTGAGACGCATCCAGCTCGGCATCAGCAATAGTGCCGGACTCAAGGTCGGCATTGAGGATTGGTGCGCCAGTAACGCCTTCATACGCCCTTGCAAAAGCATCGAACGGAGCAGATGCGAATTGACCAGGGAGTGAATACAAGAACCAACCGACGTTCTCAGGAGTGATGCCAGCGTTAGGATCGAACTTCGACGTTCCTCCCATGGATGCAAGCCAACCGGAAAGGTTCTCAGCGCCAGCCGCAAGGTACTCACCAGTATTCATGGCGCGACGATCAGCCTGCCACATCTCGGTATTAGACAGACCAACGTTCTTGGGAGCATTCGCCCGATTAAGGATATCAGCATAACCCTGATAGTAAGGGTTGCCATTCTGGGTCATGTTATAATTTGCGTTATACCCGCCGCCTGCAACTGAAGCCTGACGTGCCGGAGAAGATGGTTCGATGGAATATCCCGAAGCCTGAAGGCGATTCATCGCATCGCCAAGGGAGCTGACTGCCATCCTGGATTCCTCCATTCTCAAATGGTTCATATCTTGGAAAATAGTAGCATAAAAAAAGCCCCCTGTTTAGAGGAGGCTTTGCTGGTATGGCGCTTCTTGCAGCACCCAAACGCCTGTTTATACGTTTCCTTACCCTTGTTTTGGCGCTCTGTGCATATACGATAACGGTTCTTCGGCGGGAAGATACTCTTTTAACGGTGCCACGAAAAACTTAAGCCGTCCACCGCAATCGTGGCCATAAGCCTAGCAGCGCTTATCGTAACATACACGTAACACGAATGCTATTCGATCTTCATCTGCATGGATTCCATGCGCAATGACTTGCCTTTCGTGCCTGCATACTCGCCATCCTTCTTCCACTTCTGCCAGCCCTCGTTCTGCACATGGGCGCGATACCACAGGTGCTTGCCTTCAGGCAGGCCTTGGGCTTTGGCGGAGAATCCCTCAAGCCGCAGGGAATGGCCTTCAGTACCCATGACAGGATCGAAGTAGCCACGCTTCACGCCAGGGTACTCGGTGTCGCCCATGTTCTGAATATGGACGGTGAAGTCGATAGATACACCTGCGGGCGGAGTGCATTTGAACGCCTCCATACGCTTGCTGTAGCCAACCGTGCCAGCAACCTGGCCGTCGCGCACGGCAGGAAGCCATCCGACGTTCTGCACGTGGGCGCGGTAATGGAGCCCAGCGTCATTGACAGGCTTGCCAGGCACCTGCTTGGGAGTGCCCTGCATCTCCTCCTTGACCTCTTTGACCAGCTTGCTCATGCGGGTGTGCAAGTAAGGACCGGGGCAAGCGGTGGCGACATACATGCGATGCTCCGTAAAGCTAGCGGATGTAGTACCGTCGTATTCGGGTTCGATGCCGTAGCGTTTGCAGATGTCCGCGCACAGCTTGACCAAGGACTTCCAAGCCTTGTCGCTGATGGGCCAATCGCCACCCGTGGAGCTGTTGGCGACTTCGATGGTAATCGCACGGTTATCGTTCCAGTAGCTCGAGGACGTGCAGGCAGCCATTTCTTCAGGCAGATAGCACCCGATACGGCCATCAGTACCGATTCCATAGTTCGACGATGCGTTGCGTGCCGGGTTGGCGAACATTTCGCCACATCGTTCTACTGTGAAGTTGCAAGCCATATGGTGTACGGTGATCTTGCTTACAGGCACGGTACGGTGGCCGTAGGTAGTAGCAGCCTGGATGGTAACATCAGTCAGCTTACTCTTCGTCATAGCCTTCCTCCTTGCCATTAGTCAGTTCTTCCTCCATCTCAGGAGTGAGGTCGAAGTCGAGTTCGTCCATGGTTCCTCCTATTACATGCTGATTATTTCGAGCGTTGCCATTTGAAGCCCTACTGGTCTGGCGCTTCGCTGAATGAAATTGCATCATCGGCGATGGTGACGTCCTGTGTTGACATCCCAGAAATGATGTCGTTAACCATATACATCGGGCCGGAGCCTGAATCGACGGTAGCTAGCATGAACGCCCCCGCTTGGGTCTTGGGTCGTAATGGCCCCGTATGCTATAAGGTACTCCATCTCCATCGTGCCGTCAGAGACTATATCGGCACGATGCTCGACGGCTGCGGGGATAAGCTGGCCCATGTTCATATCGTATGCCCAGCTAATAACGATAATCGGGTCATACGAGGACTCACGGTCAAGGGCGTCCAGGATTTCCGATGCGTGGTCGAGATGGCCTACACGGGGGTCTGCTTCCGTTCCTGCGCCCGTATAGGTAAGGCTGCATCGCAGGATGGATGCGCCTCCTCCGCTGCCACCGCCGATGGTGATGTCACCGTCCTCGATGGCGTCAGCAAGCTGCTCGATACGGCCTGCAATCGTCGGCGAGTCCATGATAACATTCTCACCTGCGAGTGCGTCGATAAGTTTGTCGATAGAGTTTGCGATGGTAGGCATCAGTTGTCATCTCCTTCGATCGCCTTGTTCTGTTTCAGGAGCTGCATAATAGGGTTATTTGCAAGAGCAGGATTCATGCGCGAGAAGATCTCCAGAAGGCTACCAATTTCCATCAAGCAGATGTAGATACAGATAGCCGTAAAGCACGGGGCAGTATAACCCAGGTCAACGCCGCCGATCAGCGTTCCATCAATGACAACGCCAACCAGGCAGAATCCTAGCTCGCTGCACTTGTGACCAATACCCTCTCGCATCTTTTGGCTACTGAATTCTTTGTTCGCTACGGCAGATGCTACTCCAAATACCCAATCCAGCAGGATGAGAAGGAGTACGGCCACAAGTGCAACTTGAGCTGTCTGATTGTCGCGGATGACGCTTAGAAACACGTCAATCCAGTATGGTGTTAGTGGTTCCATAGTATATCCTTTCTATCCACCGATTAGATCATATACATTTACTCCATAGACCCTGGTGGTATAGGAGCCATTGATCGTACCGGTATATGTACTATTGTAACGTCGATACATGGAAAGGGTGAGTGCCCCATCATTCAATGTCTGACTGTTTGAATAAATTCCATATGCAGTCGTGCTCGCCTTTGCCGAAGCCACGCCACTGCTGTCAAGCCTGATATTCATTCGCGCTGTAGGAGTTGTCGTGCCGTTTTTTGTTGAGATGTTAGAAGAAGCAGTAAGCCACAAGAGGGTGATGGTGGCTGCGTGCCTATTGTTCACCTTGGTGTCAACTGACGTCTCGATGATTAGCAGGTCGTATCCATTGATACCAGGGACCGTCACGGTCTGCCCAGTGTCTGTTGCAGTCGTACTGCTTGTTGAAATGGTACCAAGCGATTTTTCCACTAGCAATGTCCCGATGCCGCCGCCGCCAGTGGGGACGTTAACGGACGCGCTTGCGTAGTCGGTCACGTCATACGTGCCATTGGCGGTGATAGGAAGGGTTCCTGTGGGTGTGACCGTGGGGACATTGACCGTGACCTGGTCGTAAAGCCTTCCCTGCGAATCCGTGTAGGTACCATTCGCTGTTGCCGCAAGAGTTGTAACGACACTGGAAGGCGTGACAAAGGTGCAGGAGTCATCATCAAAGATTGACACGTCACCCATCGGATGACCGCCCATGTTGGCGACGAAAGTGTGTTCAGCCGCGCTGGCGGTGTATAAGCTCCCTGAGCCTATGTTCACGATATCATTGTCCGGAACGGAGAACACGACGATTGCAGCGTCGTTGCCAGCGTCGATATAGTCAGTGCAATCCGCAAAAGTCCAGTCGCACGTGACCGACGATAGGACACCGCCGCTGGTGTAAGCGATAGTGAACGTCGGCATGTCCGCGCCGCCCCCCGTGGGGATACTCGCGATTGCGGTAGCCATCTCGGCCGGGGTGTACTCGTCGGAGCCGCCAAGCTTCGTGCGGATAGCGTTCGCTATCGCAGTGAGCAACGACTCTGTGATGATCGCCCTACTCATCAGTACTCCGTCTCATACGCGATATTCAATGTCTCGCCTGCTCCCCAAGTTCCGATGGCGTAATGGTGGACCTTGAACGCCTTGGAGCTGGTGAGGGCGGCTCCACGCATCAAATAAAAGTCGGGAGCGTTGGTGGTTGTAGCAACCTTCTGAGGAGCGACCCATGCCATATCGCCTGCATTACCCTCGAGTCCTTGGAAGCAATGCTGGATGGTATCGAACGCTGTCGGCCATGCGATGCCCGCGATGCCGCTTGTGCGGTACATGGAACCCCAGCTTGTGTTGATCGTACCTGTGTAGGTCTGCGTGACCCATTGCTCCATCTTGCCGCTGCTCCACTTGCGATAGCCGCCAGATGACGCATAGCTGCAATCAACGATATAGTCAACAGCTGGATTGCTGCCTCCTCCGCCGATGACAAGGTTGCCTGAGCCAAGCAATGACTGGTTATTGATTGTCTTGATGTTCGTCCCACTCACAAGCGTGTCTTGCTTGCTGGCTATCGCCGACGTCACATGGGCTTTTACCTTCGCCCAGAATTCGGTGAGTGCTGCTGTGCCTGCAAAAGGCGTGCTCATTTCCTCTCCTTACACGCAGATCGCATCGACTTCTGCCACCGTCATGGCAACCAGTTCCGATTTCGCCCAGTAACCAGAGAGATCCACGGCAGTCGTGCCGATCTTTTCAAAAGCGTTGGATACCCAGATATACTCGTCGTATATGTTGGGAGCCGTGCCGCTATTTGAAACAAGGTAGATAACGCCCGCGCTGCCGGAAGCAGGAAGGCTCTGGACGATCTCATAGGTGATGCCCTGAATACCTGAGATGGCGTTACCAATGGCAGTATCCACGTAACTCTTACGAGTAAGAGTGTTGCTGTCGTCGGGGTCAGCTGCATACTTGGGAGCGCCAGTAAACGTACCGCCTCCAGTGGGCATGGCGGTCGCTGCTGCCTGATGAGCGAGATACTGAAGATAGCCGCTACCCATGTGGTTCCAAGCAGTGCCGTCATAGGTGAAGAGAAGCGTCTCGTATTTGCCCCAAGAGTTCCAGTTCGTCCCATGTGAACCACTATTGACGGTAGCAGAGGTCGGAATAACAATCTGCTTGTTTCCTGAACCACTCACATTGAGCATCGGATTAGATGCCGAATTACCATACTGGAACGTCACGGCGACGACAACGCCAGCAGTAAGGGAAAAATCGTTCGTATCATCCAGCGTCGCGACTTTATCTGCCGTGCTTGCACTCGTGGAACACGTGGCGTGCCAGATGTGGCTGTTGCGTTTCGCCAGCTTATCAGTTGCAACGAGGTCGGTCGCTGCTGCTCGGCTAGTATCGCTTGGGTGCACATGGTCTGCACGAGCGTAGTCATAACTGGAACCAACCGCAGCAGTGCCATCCATCGCAGGAGTCGTCGAGGATGCAACAGGCAAATCATTGAGAGCAGCACGCTCAGTGCCAGTGACGAGTCCCGCCTTGCCAGTCGCATTGTCTGCAAGAGGAATGGTGATGGTATTGAGCGTACTCGGGGTCGATTCGCCATTGTTAAGCTTCACATCAATGGCAGCCCCCTGCACATCAATGGCGAGAGCATGACCGAAGTAGCTCTTAATCTTCGCCCAGACCTCAGCTAATCCTGTGGGGTCTAAATACGACATGTGGGGTCCTTTCTACGTGAGAATGTTCATGATGTCAGCATAAGACATTGTATCGGAAACAGGAACATAAGGCCCTCCAGAAGGAGTGCCGCCTGTTGGTGCAAAGATGGAATTGGTGATGCCATCAACCGAGATGGTCGCGATTTCTTCGCCGGTACTGAGGATCGGTGTGACGACTACGGTGCTCTTAGAGTCCACCTCGTCTGCGAGGTCGTAGAGTTCGTTGTAGTCTGCGGATGACATGAGGCCGGATGAATTGGGGCCTGCAAGCCCTATTTGAGCAATGGCCATCTGAGCGATCTCGGTTGCGTCAACGTCCTTGGTAGCAGGCTCGATGGTGGCTAGCGCAGCTACGCGTCGGAAGTTGCTGTTGATCTTCCGGACTGCCATCGGATGCAGGCCGTCCTGCTCCGATACTTGTGCTATGTCGAACGTCCTCGTCATAGTTGAAATGATACCTTGCGAGAGGCAGAGAGGCAAGGAACGAGGAAGAAATTTTTTGGAGGGTGACACGTATGAATTCAATGAGCTCTATGAATTCAATGTTTACCTAAAAGGACTTAGAGGCTTTAGAGTGATGGTGGCTTGGAGGGGTGAGAGGTTAAACGGGCTTGGTGCCTTAGTGGACCTGAGAGGTTTAACGTCTTGGTGCCTTAACGTTTCAGAGCCTCAATGAATTCTAAGAGTTCATTGAACTCTTAGAGCTCTAAGATCTACGACGATTTTAGGATTTTTTGAAGCTCTTAAAACCTTGGTGGCTTTAGAAAACATACAGAAACCACAGTTTGCACAGAATTCTTAAGGAACCCTGTGTCGGAGGGTCCTTAAGCCCTCTGATTTTTGGAGGCGCTTTAAGGAGCTGGAAAAAATCGCGAGGGATGGAACAAAAGAATACACAATTCTATACTATCCATTAATACCCATACCCCGGAGGGGTCCCTATGCGATTTCCCGAAATTCCCCAAATGGATAGTTTTGTTCCATTATGTGACGTATTTTGATGTATGAATAACTCATATATCCAGTTGTCTGACTGTCTCAGACACTTCGGAAAGGAGCGTGCCATGGGCATGTCCTTCGATAAGATCGCAGAGGCTCTCGAGGCTAGCGATCGTCTCACCACACGCCAGAAAGTCCGCGCCAGCATGGACTTTGAGGCTACTCTTGCTGACCCCATCTTGGGGAAGGCGTTGCAGCTCGACGTGCTCGGCGTTAGCGCCGAAGCCATCGAAGGTGCAATCTGGTTGAACGCTTTCGGCGAAGGCTTCCTGCCCAACGGGCAGAAGAAGCAAAGCCAGCAGCCCAACCAGATTCCTGGGAAGACCAAATAGGTCTTCCTTTTTTCACACACGCTCTCGAATGCGTTCAGCGAGCAACAGCGAGTCTGTGCTTGCCACTGCGCAAACGGAGAGCTTTGTGTGACTTTTTTTGGAGATAGGGAAATCGCATAGGAGTATTTCCTAAACCACATACCTTTACAGGTTTGGGTGTGGTGCTGTACGAGCAGCCTCGACAGGGCCTGTTGAACTTGCCGCCATTCAAGAGGAACGACGGAGGTTTCTTAGCGCCTAGTAAGACTAGGAGGTTGGCAAATCTCAAGCGCAGTACCTTAAGCTGCGCACCAGTTTCCGTGGGACCGGAAAGGAATATCATGGAAATATAAAGAACGAGAAAGTGTCACAGGGATTCCGGGTTGATTGCCGGATGATCTGTGACCTTTCTCGGTGCATACCTAAGAAACGAAAGGAGCAGTCATGGCTGCTATCAAAGAAGTCACTGCCATTGAATTTTTCAAGAGTGCTGGGCGCAAGCTCGGCGAGACCGAAATTCACGATGAGATTCGTGAATTGTTTGAGAACGGGTTCATCCTGTTCTCAGGATTTAAAGTCTTCTATTACCTGAAGACTTATTAGTATTTTCTAGCGGCCCGTCAACCACAGCAAGCACGGACAAGGTCACGGGGTCTTCGGATCCTGTGACCTTTTTTGCTGTAATAAACCTTAATAAAAGAAAGGAGGAAGAGCAATGAGCAGCATGAACGACCTACGAATTACGGTCTTTAATATCAACTCAATGCTTGCCGAACTCCACGGCGAAGCGAAGGTGAGGATTCATCGCTCGTACAACCGAGTGCGATTGCAAATCGACGAAGGTAATACGACGAGGGACACACCAGCAATCGGTCCCAAAGAATGCTCAGTGTTTGCAGAGGGTATGGAGCAAGCATTAAAGTTGCTTTATTACCGCAAAGAAAAGGAGAAGTAATGAATGTTCCAATTTATATCCTCGTACACGAGGATAAACGAGAAGGCAGCAACGCCATCTTCGGCTGCTATGTCGATAAGACTAAAGCAGTCAAAGAAGCAAAGCGCCTTGCTAATCAATGGGACTTCCAACCTAAGGAGGACTTTGCTCTCCGTTATTGGTGGGAAGGCGGAGATCTTATCTATGACGACGAGTACGCAGAGGAACTCTACATTCTCACTGAGCAAGTTGATCTCTCATTGAAGGATGACAACTATGCTCCTTGGGAGTTTGAGATCTTCAACAAGGTTCGAGCGATCAAGGATCAAGTGTGTCTTGAATCCATTGCTGAAGACCTTGGTATCGACATGGACGAGGTTGATATGGAGAAGCTTGTCGAAGAATACGAAGCCTATTCCGATTACGAGTCTGGTTCATGGTATGAAGATATGGAGTTCTTTCTGCAGAGGAAGTTCGAGGAGGACTAATGTATTTATTCTTATCATTTCTCCTGCTCATGTGTTACGTGGCAGGAGTCATGGCGCTTATGAGCGCTTACTATTCAGAAGAAAAGTGGGAGCTTGCAATGGGTGTCGCTTTGCTCCTGGCTCCCACTTTCATCATTACCCTTATCCAAATGTAGAAAGGAAGAAAGCTATGGCTATCTCGACGACTTCTAAGAACGCTCTGCTTCGTGACATTAAGTCCTACAGCAATAAGATCTTCCATCTGCAGCGAGCCTACAATGAGGCTGTCATCCAGAATGACATCCGAGAAGCTCGTGCTCTCGCGATGCAGGTCAGGGATGCTCAGGATACCTGGGCGACCAAGGCAGCTAAGCTTGCCGACTGGATGAATAAGAATCCGGAGGCGTGCCATGCTGACTAATCAAAGGCTTCAAGAAATAATCGCTGAGGCACCTGATGGTGATCGGTGTTTCGGCGGTTACCAGGCTGCTCCGTGGTGCAATGATTGCACTGCGGAGGATGCCTGCATTCAGCTTACATTGGATGCTGACGAAAGGAAGAAAGAGGAAGAGGAAGCGCAATGCTTCGACAAGATTCTCAAGTCGATGGTGAGGTGATGTTATGAGCACGACGACAAGCTTCATCGATAAGAAAGCAGAGAAGAAGCTTATGGAACGTGTCAGTTCCTACGCATTCAAAGGAGCATCACTCAGGATTATTGCTGCTCAATGCGGAGTCAATTGGGGTCTGTTCCAGCGCTTCTTAGCCGGGGACAGCAAGACCCCTATGACTGAACTAACGTTTCGTAAGATTACCAAGTGGCTTGACAGTCACGACGAGTTTATGCCGAACAACTATGTGAGGTGTAACAAGTGCGGGCAAGTCAAGTCCATCTCTGATTTCTATAAGGATAGGAAGAGCCCAAATGGACATAGGCGAACTTGTATCGCTTGTGATAGTGCTCGAAAGAAACAAAAGAATGCGGAGGTAAAGATGAGCAACAATAACACTACGACCGCCATCACAGTCGAGATCGTCAAGAAGGTCAAGGCTGAAGACAATAAGGAAGTTGCCGCAGCTATGCTTGCGCCATACTTCAAGATCACGGCTAAGCAGCTGGAGGAAATCCGTGAAGGAAAGTGGGACAGTCTTCTCTACAAGAAGGAACCTCCCAAGCCTGCTGTTGATGTTAAGAATGCGGTCGAGTCTTTGCGACTTGAGATCGCTGAGTTGCATAGTGCAATCAACCGTATCATGGTTGAGCTTGGCTGCGCCGAAGACAAGAAGGAGGCATAATCATGATTGATAACGTAACTCTGCGTAAGGTTATCAAAGCGTTCTGTGGTGAGAAGGCAGACTTCTGGAAGTACCTGGATTCGGACATCAGCGCACATGGTAATCTGTTCGTGCTACTGCATGACAAGGATGCCAAGTGTCTCTGTATCTCCATGGTCGTCGGATGCGAGAAGCTTTCCGATGACATGCCCAAGATTGCCAGGCGAGAATTCGAAGACGAACTAGATTACTTCATGAATGATTGGTTCGATTACATGGACTCGAAGAACTTGGACATCCGTATGGACCAGTGGTCTATCGCTGTGCTCCATGGCAAGAGTAAGAACATTGCATCTATGCGGTGCTTCAAGGGTTGTATCCGTCCGTCTGGATTCGAGGTAATCAATGAAGGCTAATGAAGTATTTGATGCTATGCGCCTGGCGTATAAAAGGCGTGATCAGATTGTCCCCCTATTCCTCGGCGATCCTGGTATTGGCAAGACCGAAGGTATCCAGCAGTTCGCTGATAGCATCGGGGTCAACTTGGTAACCTTCATCCTGTCGAACACCACGCCTTCTGAGGTGTCTGGTATTCGTATGCCGGATAAGGATACCAAGGCACTCGAGGTATTCGATGACTCAAGGATGTCCTCTCTTAAGGACGGGGACATCCTATTCTTCGATGAAATCCTCGAGGCTCAGCCTGCTCTCTGGTCTGCGTGTCTCACGCTTATCCAGAGCAGAGTCATGGCATCAGGACGTAAGCTTCCCGACGTTATGATCTGTGCTGCCTCGAACCTTACCAGGCCTATCAAGACCATCGCTCCAAGTGTGCGAGATCGTTTCATGATCTTCGAGGTACAGTTCAGCTTCGCAGCATGGCGTGATTGGTTCACCAAGAAGTATCGAGTTGAACCTCCAGAGGATTTCGATCGGAGGATTACTCGGTCCATCAAAGAGGACAACAATCTCACTGGCAATCTTCTTACTCCAAGGCGCATCGAGAAGATGTTCCTCTGGGTCAAGGAGGATCCCGAGGCTGCCGTGTTCGTCGAGGAGATGTTCGGCTCAGTTGTTGCTGGATATATCAAGGACATGGTTGAGATGACCACGTGCGTCCATGGTGCTGAGTCCAAGTCCGAAGCCGTTATGGCTGCTATCACTGCTGCTGTAATGTCTAAGGAAGAACTCGATTCCGATGTCTTGGAAGAGCTGCAGAAATGCAAGAACCCAACTGAGGCTATCAAGCTTCTCAAGAAGTTCGACCTTTACGACATCGTTGTCTCCATGATTGAAGAAGCTGATGAGGCTGTGAAGGTGTTCCAAGAGGAGGTGCATCTGTAATGTATCAGCTATCTCTGAGTAGCATCCCGCTTCCGAAGGTCTATGTGTCCGAGAGCAAATCGGACACTGACATCCTGAAGAAGTCAGGGATTCCATTCATCATCAAGCCGAAAGGCTGGGATGACCGTAAGCTCGTTGCTGCCATCTTTATCAACGAGCTGAAGAAACGTTTCCCCTACGTTAAGTGGGATGAGCAGTTCGGTATCCGTACTGTCGTAAGTGTGTGGGTTCCGAGCGAGCAGGAGCCTGGTACTGTCGAGGATGTCTCCGACCGTGCAGCCCGCGACGGCCATCACCCTGAAGACGGTGAGGATGAGTGCGTATACGATGCAGCCGAAGGACCTCGTGAGTTTGCTGGTGAAGCATTGGAACACGAGATCGTTACGGCTGGAGAGTTCTTCGAGGACATCGCTAATGGCGTGGACATCGAGAAACTCCAAGAGCTCAAGCTCCTACCCAAGTGGCTCGATGATATTGCGACTTCCATCAAGGCTTCTTCGTATTCCTCCGCATGGCAGGACGGATGGAACAAGAAGCTTGACTGCAATATCGGTAGATACATTGGCGGGTATGAGGCTCCGAACCTGGTCATCCTGGATGTCAGTGGGTCTATCCCATATGGCATCACGGCTACTATGACCACGCTCATCGACTCTATTCGCACTCAGCTCGATGCAGACCTTATCGTTACTGGAGGCAGGACGTTCCTCTATCCGAAGGAGGAGCCGCTTCCTGACCCTGAGTACATGGCGAAGCGTTGCGGTCTGATGAACGAACGCGACATGTTTGTTAGGATTCTGGAAGACCATGTGTTCCACCGTCATTGGGGAAACGTCGTGGTCTTCGGAGACAGTGACTGCCCTGGTTCTATTAAGGTACCTGCTGATACCTTTGTGGATAACCTGATGTGCTATCACACAGGCAAAGGCTTATGGCGCAGTGGGCACATGGCGACGCCAGGATACGGCCGTTGGGCTTACGATATCGCAAAGCAGAAGTCTTGGGATAAGACTTGGGCTGAAGGTATCAAGGCAGGTTACCGATAGGAAGGAGACTCTATGATCGAGCCTGTTCCTACCGACTCGATCTACATTTGGATGTTTCGCCAGGGTCGGCACGGTGTTGATATTGATACCGTGCTGGCCGCCCTGGCTGCAGCCAAGAAGGAGATTCGAGCCAAGGACATGGAGAACTATTGGAATGGATGGCATCGCTATCAGTTGTATAGCGGAGACATCTGGTTCGACATGCCCGAGTGCCGCAAGCCTAACACACTACCTGAGTTCGATGAGTTTCCTCTGCATCCCTGGACTGGGATCCCAGAGGTTGCGAACAGGTATGTGCCGTGCAATGCGGACAATCGCCCCATGATTAAATGGGGCAATGGGTGCATGGATAAGACCAGCGCAGAGACATTCGATGGGCAGGTCTATCTTGCGGAGAATCTCAAAGGCACTCGGTTCATCGTGTTGGATATCGACGGCAATCATGGCGATGGCAACATGGACACGGTGAAATACTTTGATCCGTGGCGTAAGTTCACGCACGCTATGGTTAAGCCGAACTGCTCCAAGGACGGCTATCCTTTGTCGTTCCATCTCACATTCCATTGTTCGAGGGTAATCCCAACCATGCACTTCAATGAAGCTAGGTTGGATATCATCGGCAACAAGGAGAACTCCTTGCGGTACTTCAAGAACAAGGAATGGAATGGCAAGGAACCAGCGACGATGACACCGGCCCTTTGGACTGAGCTGAAAAATTTTATCGAAAGGAGCAAACGTGGCGATTAAGGAAGTCAGGCTTATCGACCTGTTTCGGCAGTTCGATAAGGATGAAGTCGCATCAGGTACCATCACAAGCCGCAAGCAGATTGGCGCCATCTTGCATGATGAAGACAGCGAACAAGATCTTGTTGAGGAAGCTTTGCGAATCCTGAATGATGAAGACGAATACAGGAATCTGGAGGACTAGTATGACTATCACTGAACAAATCAATGCAGCCATCGAAGAGCTGAAGGCCACCGACATCGAAGGCTGCATCACCGGTTCCACTATGACCCGGTTGAACTTCGATGAATGGGCGGAGAAGCCGGACATTGATGTGTTCGTGTATCGCAAGGCTGGCCTGCTGTATGCTGCCGACTTGCTGATGATGAAACTCGGTTACGAGCCGCTTTCTGAAGGTGAGGCTTGGAAGCTTGAGCGTGTCAGGTCTGGCGATTACGACCAGAAGAACAACAAGCTCGCTACCTTGAAGTTCAAGCGTGGCGATGTCATTGTCAATGTCACCTACAAGTATGGCAAGAGCAATATGTTCGCTGTGCTGTCTAGCTTCGACATGTCCATTATCATGGTCGGCTATGACATCCAACGTAACATCCTGCTTGACCTGCGTGTAGGTTGGGATGGCATGGTGCCTGAGGATCCCAATGGCATGTGGTCCAAGTCCATCTGGACTGCTGTGCCTAATCCTCTGCGCAAGCAGGACACCGACATGTATGGCACGGAGATGTGGGTACGCCAGTTCAACCGTGTCATCAAGTATTGGGACCGCGGTTTCGATACGCGACCCATGGCCCGCTTTTACGTCAAGGCCATCAATCGTGTGTTGGAGAAGGGCCAGTTGTTCAACACCGACAGGAGTGCGGAAGCTTACGCCGCATTCGAGAGTACCTATGTCCCGCTGCGTGACCGTATGCAGGCGTGGCTTGAGGAGAAGGAGGATTAATGTTCACGACGTTTAGGCCCGAAGGCATGGGCGAAAACACCTTGCACTTGGAACTGGTCAATTGCCATGGCGATGTCAAGGTTTGGGCTAGGTGGAATACCAGCCTCAAGTCCTTCGCTGAATTGGCCGGTCTGTTGGGCGATCCTCGTTTCGGCAATGCTGGACAACGCAATGACGATGGCGTTAATATCTGCATTGCTCTGTGGTGTCAGGGATATAAGCATTATCAGATCAAGCAAATTGTAAATGCTTTGGCTGATCCGCTGTGTCGTCCTGACAACAACAAGAGGATGCTTGAGGTCGTTGACAGGGTGCTCCCCTATCTCGAGAGTTGGGGAGAGTGCGGTCTTGAGGACGCAATGTCCAAATGTGTGTAACCATGGTATAATGGTTCAACCATAGATGTCGAATGGAAAGGAAGAATAATGGAAGACATCAACTTTGAATCTAGCAGCAATTGGTGGAATCACCGTAACCCGAACAAGGACAACTACAGCGCCGTGCTCTCCGGCACAGTCGTGGAGTTTGCCCTTGTTCCTCGTAGGAAGTTTGGCAGCACCAACGAATACGAACGCTACCGCAATGGCGGTATTATGGAGAACTACAAGCTGACCATTGCCGATGCCAATGGCACGGAATGGCAGTGGGAGTTCAAGCCTGGTCCGCGCAGTAATCCCTCTGTGCCCTTTGCGGCTATCAAGAAGGGCATGGCCGAAGCAGGCATTAAGCCGTTCAAGGCATCGAGCATGGCTGGTCTTGCGGTTACTATCTGGACCGAGGAAGGCACCTATTCTATGCAGCATCCTCGTCCGTATGGGTTCCGCGTTGACGGCCAGGGAGACCCCGCTCTTGTGCATGAGCCGTTCTTCGTGGACGCTATGCCCAAGGAAGAAGGTGCCCCTGCTCCGATACCTCCGCAGCCTGTAGCTGTACCGCAGCAGATTGACCCTGTGCTTCAGGCATCCATGATGCGTGCAGCTACCAGTGCTGGCGTGGTGGTGCCTCAGTTCCAGCAGGTAGGCTATCAGCCTCAGCCTGCACCTCAGCCCGCTTACCAGCAGCAGGCGATTTATCCTGGCCAGTATCCTGGGCAGGTTCCCTACACCGACCAGGACATCCCGTTCTAAGTCGGTAGCATCTGTGTAGTTGGAGGGCGGGTAAGGTGCTCGCCCTCCTTTCAAGAGTCTAGGAAAGGAATTAGATATGGCTCTGAAACAAATTGACAAGTCCGAACTTGTTTATGACCAAGGCTACTTCATGCTCGGCGGTTCCGTCGTAGCACTGACATACACAGTGGCTCGTCAGATCCAAGTCATTGACGATATCATGAAGGAGTGCCAGCTCATCCAGGATCGCATCGACAAGCATGAGGCTGTCATTGCTGCATCCAAGATGCCTAAGGGTCCTCAGGCTAAGCCGGGCAAGTTTGACTTCTGCATCGAGACTAAGACTCCTCTGCTTGAGCAGGAGGAAGCATATCGGCAGGCTTTGCTGGATGAGGTTGATGCTAAGCTCGTAGCCGAGAAGGCAAACGATGAACTTAGGATTTTCAGCGACCTGGCGTTCTTCGTCAATAGCGGCAAGGTCTTCATCGACGACTCCATCACTCCTGATCCTCTGCGCTTGGCAGTTATCGAGGATCCGTTGAAACTCGATAACGACGACGTTATTCTTGCTGTCGTCAATCACACCAAGCTCAAGATGAAAGAGCGCGAGCTGGCTTTCGCCTCTCGTATCTTTGATGTGGATGGTGATGCACGTGTCTTCTAAGCAGTGGTCCCATTGTACGTCCGTCGAGTGGCTCGAAGCTCGACGTAACGTGCTCACTGCTTCGGATGTCAAGGCGCTTAAGTCTGATTGGAAGAAGTTCGGTAAGGCTTGGAAGGCGGGGACTCTCGGGCAGGTCCCCCCTTCTTTCATTGGAGTCTATGCCGAGAAGACCTCCAAGGCTGAGCCTGACCCTTGGTCATTCGGAGCAGCAGCACGCGGACACATCATGGAGCCTTACGCCGTTGAGGAATTCAACGAGGTTACAGGTTCGAGCTTCTATCATTGGGATGATGCTGTCGTGTCTCATGGATGTATCGGCTTTTCACCAGATGCACTGGATATCAAGCAGCCTGACAAAGGCGTGGAGTTCTTCTCTTTGCTTGGCAACCTGCATACAACCAGCAAGTATCCTGTGTGCAGCACGCCTACAAAGATGCTCGAGGTGAAGTGCTACGAGCCAGCGCATCATCTCAAGAACTACATGGCGGACAAGATGACCCTCGATGAGAGGTGGCAGATTGCCGTAGCCATGGAGACGTGCCACAGCATTGAGGAAGCATATCTCGTCCAGTTCTGTCCCGATGCCATGGTGCCGTTGTTCTGGCACACGTACAGCAGGGAAGACCTCGCGGATGAGATTAAGACAGTCAATGGCATCGTCCGCATGTGGGAGGACATGTGCACTCGCATCTCCGATGCGTGCGACGAAATGCCGAATAAGAATTATGAAGGCTTTGAGGACATGGTCTACCAGCGTTGGACCGAGTCCTTCGCCGGTTAGGAGTGACATGGATTACGAAGAGTTCAACGATCGCATCCCCTACAATTCTCAGCTTGTCCAAGAGGGATGCCAGGAGATGCGCATGGCTGACGTGTTGAGTGGTCATATGCTCAAGGAAATCGGTAGCGCGTATCTTGGAGATATCGTCGATAAGTACGGTATGGATGTTGCGAACGACCTCCAGTTCTTCGCAGCGAAGCAGGCTGGCGACCTTATGGTCAAGACCACTGATGAGCTGGAAGAGCAGGGTTTGTATAAGTCTGATGGCGTGCTCATCACGGCATGGGTCCTTGCCATCTATGACATGCTCTTGTCGCTTGTCGGCAACATGATGCGCATGTCCTTTATGAACGAGATCGACGACATCGAGAAAGGTTTCAACGATGAGCAGTAAGCAATACGGCAAGGCTCGTCCCAATTATGGGATGAAGCCTAAGCCGGTAAAAGTCCCAAACGCAAATCAGCAATTGAAAGCGATGGAAGGGCAGTTGCTTGCTGAAGTCATCAACTCTCAAAGCGATCCTTTAGCCAAGCTTGTCCTTCTAAAGATGCTGAAGTAGCTTAAAGCCATCCATCCCTTCGGGGGTGGGTGGCTTTTTTTTATCCTGGCTTTATGGTAACCTTGCCATGAGCTTGCAATCGACTAGTAGAAAGGAGCAAGCTGATGGCATATAGAACTAAGGAGGACTGTCTTCGAGAGGCCAAACGATTGGGCCTCGATGTTGATGGCATGTCCTGGCCCGAGCTTCAGGGCGCTGTAGCTAAGGCAGCAGAGCTGGAGCGTCTCGGCGCTAAGAGCGTTGAGGGGCCGAAGATGGCGGAGAACAAGAAACCGAAGACTCCGCTCGAGGAGGCCAAGGAGGCACTCCGACCGTATATCGGTAAGACCGTAATGATTTCTCCCGAGCTGGCAGCAACCACAAAGCGGCTTGCCAAGTACGAGGAAGAAATCGGGGATGAGCTGGAGATCGAGGAGAAGAGCTACGAAGTCGGCCGCACGAACTTCAATGCAGGTAAGGACCTGGTGACTGGTACGTTCTTCGTCAAGGGCAAGACGGGCCGTAAGACCAAGGCTATCTGCTCTCTGCCCAAGGAAAACTCTGGAATGATTTTCCGTCCTGGCGTTGACCTCGTGCCTGTCGTCACGTGGCAGGGCAAGGCTGGATATCTGTGGACCCATGGTCGCCTGCCCAACGTAAAGAGTTTGCTGTTCCAGAGCGGATACTACGAGAAGTATAAGGACCTGTTCAGTGCGACCAAGCATCCAGAAAACATTTGGTATGCCGCAGGCAAACAGCTCGTAGTTAACCCGAATGTTGTGCACTCTGTGTTTGCTGAAATCGAACGCGAGGAGCAGCGCAAAAGGGATCGAGGTGAGTAATGTATACCGAGAGGCAGAGGGAGATGCTCCTGTCCTGCTTCGACCTACGGTCCATGGAGGACATGTGGATGGTGCTGGATGCTAAATACAAGGCGCTTGGACTATCCGACGGTATGTCTGGAGACGACAAGATTGCCGAGTATAAGTGGGTCATCCAGCAATTCCGTAAGTACATGACCACGCACATGGACATGATTTACGATGCTGAGAATCTTGAATCCGCTGCAGCCAATGTCCGTCAAGCGAAGCAGCGTGCAGAATACGGGGACAGCAGGCAAAGCATCGTTTATTCATTTGTCCGTGATGCGTGGCTCGATGAACTGGAGCAGGTGATAGGTGCCCTCATGGAAGAGAGGGACACTATCTATAGCCCTTATGAAGGAGATGATTACTAATGGACGAGGAGATGATGGGCAGTGCGAGCGCGAACCCGCCTGAGCCGATGGATCTCAATGAGGCTTTTAAGATGCTTAAAGAGCCTCGCTCAGAAGCAGCTCAAGGTACTGTGGGAACTGGAGGCGGAGAAGAACCAAACACCGCCTCAGAACCGATCTCAGAGCCTCAGGGAGGCACAGGAGAAACTCTTGATACCGGAGTCCAAGCATCCGGAGACTATGTGGGTGGATCTGCAGATGATCTGCCGGGCATTGATTACAACCCTGTCCGACAACAGCTGATTGAATCCGTTAACCAGCAGGCTGTCCAGAACACCGCAAAGATGTTCCGTGACCAGAATGTGCGCATGTATAGCATCGACGACTTGTACCGTCGTGATGAGCGCACTGGCCAGGTCACGTTCGTTAATCCCGACGCGCCTAACGGTCAGGGCTTCCAGACCCGTGCACAGGCGCAGGAGTGGATTGACAGCATGAATGGTCAGATCCAGATGCGCTTCGCTCAGGAGGCACGCAAGGAGCAGCGTAAGCTGATGCAGCAGCAGGCTCCTCGTATGCGTCTCATCGAGTTCGCTCCTACCTACAATGGGCTGGACCAGCGCACCAAGGATATCCTTGACGATATCGTTGAGCCCTATGCCATCAACGACGGCAAGGGCAATGTCGTGGGATTTAACTGCGACCTTAACGCTGCATTGCGCCAGGCTCAGAAGATTGTCAACAGGTTCCCCAAGCAGGAACAGCAGGCGCAGGTGCAGCAGGTGCAGCAGCAGACCCAGCAGGGCGTTCGTCCCGCCATGGATATCAAGGCAGGCTCCGGCGCAGCAGCTAATGAGAACGAGCCTAAGGACCTCGCAGAGGCCATGCTCATGTACCGTAAACAGCAGAAAGGAAACAAGTAATGGCAAAGCGCACCGCATCCATGAAGCCGAAAGTCATCAAGCCCGAAGAGCCTCCCATCGAGGAGATTTGGAAGATGGTGCATAACGGCCTCGTTGTGACCAGCAAGACCCAGGCGAACATCAGCCGCCGCGTCGATACCATGCTCAGCCTCAAGGCACAGGCTGACATCTTTTTTGACAGCCAGGTGTTCGTTGATGGCTACGATTGGCAAGAGCTGCAGAAGTGGCAGAAGCTTACCGAGGAAACCTATGACAAGGTGGCTGAAATCATGGAGGGTCTTACCATGGAGCAGCTCACCGCTGAGACCTTGGATGATCCGTTCAATCACCTCATCCCCAAGGCCGAGGAATGCGACGACCCCCGCAAGCTCTTCGAGGGCATGATTGTGTTTAGCTGCGTCCGTCCGTTCGGCGAGAAGCTGATTCAGGCGCACCAGGCTATGCGCGACGAAGTGCTCAAGCGCGAACAGCCGGAGGAATAAATGACACGGGAAGAGCTGGTTAGAGTCCCGAGGTTCTATATTCCAAGGCCGCACCAGCTCGCGGCCTGGAAGCGCAGGAGCTCAGGGAAATACGACTATTACATCAAGCTCTGGGCGCGCCAGTTGGGCAAAGATACCGATGACATTGAGTTCGCAATGAACTGGGCTTGGCGTAATCCTGGCACACAGACTGCCTATATTGGCCTCGATAATGTGTGGGTGAACAACAACATCTTCAAGAAATATATCGAGGGCAGGACGTTCTGGCAGGATTACCCTGATGAGTACATTGATCCCAAGGATACTCAGAAGGAAGTGTTCTTTGGAAACAATCCGCAGGAAATGGCTCCAGCGCGAATCAAGTTCATCGGTTTCCTCAATGATGAAGGAATCATCGGTTCGTCCTATGATTCCTTCTACATTAGTGAGGCGAGTCTGTATCGCAAGGATGCTTTCCGATATATCACGCCTATCTGGGACCGTAAGAAAAAGGAGACAGGTAGGCTCTCTGTCAACTTCAACGGTACCCCGCGTGGAATGAAGAATGTTCTCTATGATTTATTGAGGACATATACAGGCGTTGATGATCCTAACGAATTCCCAGGCGAGCATATTCTCCCTACACATACTTGCTATGTGGACAAGGTGACTATCGAAGATGCTCTCTTACCTGATGGCCGTGGCGGTTGGAAGCCCATGTATACGAAGCAGGAGATCGAAGAGCTCCGTGCCAGGGATATCAGGGCTTATGGTAATGACGCATTCTTCAACCAGGAGAACTACGTCGAGTTCACGACGGTGAATGCTGGCCTTGTCTATCGTGGCATCGAGGAGTTGCTGAAGGAGAAACGGTATACCAAGTTTAATTTGGATACCAGGAAACCGCTCTATGTAGCATTCGACATCTCCTCAAAAGACAAGGTTACAGACTCAACCGCCGCCATCATCTATCAGTGGATTGAGGGCCGCATGATGATCTATGACATCTATGAGGCCAGAGGTATCTCATTGGTGGAAGCAATCGGTGAGCTGGCAAAGAAGGACTACTTCCATCTTATTAGGCTCGGCGTGCTTCCATGGGACTCAGAGCGTTCCGCTTCCTCTGAGACACCTATCGAAGAAGCTCGAAGGATGTTTCCGAGAATCAACTGGCACGCCCTGGATAAGGAGCGTGTTGACCGTGGTATCACATTGGTCCGAGAGGCTTTGCCTAACATGTGGATCAATTCGGATACCTGTGATTGGCTTGTCGAGTGCTTCAACAACTACGAGTACAAGCGCCTCGAGAAAGCCGATGATTGGCAGCCTAAGCCCAAGCACAACAGGTACTCGCATCTGATGGACGCTTTGCGCTATGCGGTGATGGGCGTGCACGAGCTTAAGTATTTCCAGATGAACGAGTACGGCGATGAAGTCTTGGATTGGAACCTGACGTATTCGGATTCCTGGACGACAGCTAAGGAACCTTGGGACAAGCCGTGGCCCGAGCATTGGCAGAGAACGGAGAAGAGGACTAATGGAGGATTTTACTACTATGGATGATTGGGAGTTCCATCTTGGTGAGGAACCTCCGAAGCTGCTTCCGAAGCAACAGGACGAGCTCTTAGTGCCTATTTTTGCCGACAGGGATAAATGGGCTAACTACTCGGATCTGTTCCTCTACGAGGCTGAGAAAGCCCTGAGGAAGTGGATTGCGTTGTGCTCGAAGAACTCCAAGTGGCGCGGGCAACAGAAGTACCGGCGCTACACGTTCAAGATGCTCTATGAGGAAATCTTCGGCAAGCCTTACACCCAGGCCGAGACTGCTCCGTATATGCCAAGGCTCGTCAAGCTGTTCTCTTATTACAGCTCAAGGATCCAGAAAGCTGGCAGCATCAACAACAAGATGTACTCCAAGACCATCTATTGCATTTCCCCGGCACGGCTTGAGAAACCTCCGTATTCGTTGCGGCTGCGCATTGAGTGGTTTGCTGAGCGTGGAGAAGTGCCGAATAACTGGAACATGAAGCTACCGAAGGACAGCCTTAAAGCTGGTCATGCGAGGCTCCCGTTGACTGAAGCCAACATGGAGAGGCGTAGGGAAGAGGGGAGGCGTAGGTACAATGAGCGATACAAGGACCGAAATCATTGATCCGAGGCAACCTTGGGGGTCAGGCACCAGCATTGATGACTACCTTACCAAGGTATGCCTTGAGGGCACAATGCGCGATGTCGTGACGAATAGGGAGCTTTGCCAGAATGCTCGCCAGTATTTCGCCTCAAGTTTGATATTCAATGCTGTATGGGAAATGGACATTGAGGCTATAAAACAGATAGCCTACAGGATTGATGGCACCGTCCCTATTGACAAGGACAGAGGGGGGTATGCTAATATACTTGGCGATGCAATCGAGGATGTAATGAGTATCAAAGACGGAAGCCAATTATCTGTGTTTCCGGATGATCCTCCGGTGATCGCTATGGCCAAGGTGTTAGTATATGTAGCATCGAAGCCGGCCGGGACGAATTGGCAGAAACGTAAGGAACGCAATATGGCAAGCCAAATCATCCTGGAGAGAACAGGCGGCCGCAAAGCTGAACCGACCAGGCCGTTGCTGGAAACAAAGTATGTGGAACCTGATTGGATGTATGATGATACTGAATCCCAGAGAACAAGCAACGATGATTGATGGCCAGTGCGCCAAGTGTGAAAAGCATAAGCCAAGGAAGAAAAACGACTGCATCATCTTTCAGGCGTTATTCGTAAAGCAAACGCCGGTAGCAGTCCAAAACGCACACAAGCTTTTCGATGCGAAAGGCATCTGCAAATCGTTCAAAGCGAAGGAGCAAAAGTGACAAACTCAAGGGAAAAAGGGAAGCGCGGAGAACTGGAAGTAGCCCACATTCTCCAAGCCCGTGGCTATGAAGCCCGCAGGGGCCAGCAGTACGCAGGCATTAATGGTGATGCCGATGTCATTGGACTCCCTGGTTGGCATATCGAAGTCAAGCGTACAGAGAACTTCAGGCTTTGGAGTGCACTTGATCAGGCTAAAAGGGACGCTAAAGACCAGGAAACTCCGGTGGTGTTCCACCGTAAGAACGGGTCTTCTTGGGTTGCCGTGCTTGATATTGATGATTTCCTCGATCTTATTGAGGAGGCCAAGGATGGAAAGTAAGCTGCGTTCCTGTCCTTTCTGCGGTGGTGAACATCTGAGCGTAGAGAAGATTTCTTATTCTGTTGATGGCGCTGCTTATCGTGTTGAGTGCGACTGTGGAGCACGTGGCCCTTGGAGTGACACCAAAGAACAGGCTATTGAGATCTGGAACAAACGAGCGCAGACCGTGTTTGGAATGACGCTCGATGAAGTTAGGAAGATGATGGAGCGGACGTGTGAGGTCGTGGAAACATCATTCGACGAGCTGGACGAGTACCCGCACACGTGGCTCTCGTGCGGGCATCACACGATGCTGCTGCCACGCGAGATACAGTATTGCCCAAAGTGCGGTGCCATGGTACTAGAACCTTACTCGAACCTACTAGGAGAGGAGGAGCGATGAGCGAGTACATCGTTGACTTCGCAGCGCCCAACATAAACGCTGCCATGGCTCTGTGCGACGGCGTGCATGAGGAAATCGTGCGCTGCCGCGATTGCCGATACATGCGCCACTACCACGCCGAAGAGAGCGAAGGAGGCAAAGACTTCTGGTGGTGCAAGTTAGCTTATTGGAAGAGAGGCGTTCCGTTAAACAAGGACAGCGGATACTGCGCATGGGGAAAGAAGGAGGAGCGATGAGCGATGCGATTATTATTATTCTTCTGATAGTGCTTATAGGACCTGTCTGGCTCACGGTCATCGGCCTTCTCTGTTGGATATGGAAAAAAAGGAAGCAACATGGAACAGCCTGACAACAATGATTTTTTTGCTGGTTTCGAGGTCGCGGAGAAAGTGGGTAGGGGACGCTCCAATACTAAGTGGGAATCCTATGACGTTTTCCGTGCCTTCGTCAGCAGCGGCAACGTGTGCATGAAGAAGGACTTTGGCGAAGATGCTCAAGACGCTTATGGCGCTTACAAGGGTTATGCCAAGACCCACCCAGAATTTAATGTTATGGTTAACAAGCGTGGCACCTTCGTGTACTTTACCCGCACCGACATGTAAAAATGCAGTTCAGTGATTCGTTAATCAAAAAGTTAAATAGCCATTGTTCAGAAGCGTCCGCGAACTGCGGGCGTTTCTGTATGGATATTGGCTGGTGTGAGGAATGTTGGGATGCTTTAGAAAAGATGCGGCCCCGCGTCGGTGGTTCTGCGAGTACGCGGGGCCTTACCCAAGGAAAGGAAGCAGCTGCGGAGCATGAGCAGCTGAGTGCATTATAACACGTTACGGCACAATTGCACGCCTGAGATTATTGTAATCTTTGATATAGTGGTGCATATCCTGCCAAGTACCGTTGCGCTTGCGGTAGGTATCGTGGTCGTCGTAGCCGTAGACAATGCCAACACGATTGGATTGCGTAAATGCTTTAGCCACGATATGAGTCAGGCGGAACCGCGCAGGACCCTTGATGGTGATGTGGTAGTTCTCCACAAGCCTGTCCACCCTGATCCATTCAACCCAGTCACGGGTGTCTTTACGAATGCCCATCCTATTGAGGAACTTGATAACGCGGAAGGGACGACCGTAGTAATCTACGCCTTCCACAGTAACATTGCCGGAGCCAACGAAGTAATCGAAACGCAACTCGAGTTGGCTGAGGTAATGAATGGCGGTCGTAGGAACACGCGCCGAAAGCTCACCGGTTTCCAAGAGGATGTCGAAAGACGGCTGAGTGGGATCCTGGATGCCCGTAGTGGGATACAGGGTCACTTCACGCTGCGACACGATACCCAAGCCCTCGTGGTGCTCATCGCTGTCAATTGCCATAGCGTGCAGGAGCAGCCCGTCGTTACCGTCATGGGTGAATGTATACCAAGCCTTGAGGTCCATGTCGTAGCAGAGGATGACCCTATCGAGAGATTGAGGATCGTCCGGGTGCTCGGGTTCCTCAGAGAGCACGACATAGATAACATCGTCGATAGCCACTATACGTGCATCATTCAAGCGATGCCCAATGCGCTCAGTGAAGATAGGCTGGATGACCTCTGAGACGCTCTGATTGCGCATCTGGGCGTTGTATTCCATTGCCATCGTAGTGAGCATGAGGCCGTACCTGGAGACGCTGTAGAGGCCGTCAGCGAATACGCCGAAGCCCCAACGGCTATTACAGCCCACAACATTGGAAACTTCTTCATACATATAGCCGTTGACGGACAATTCGTTGGTGACCGTGGTGTTCGTCTCAACGAGGTTAAAACGCTTTACCTTGTTCGTATTGGGATTACCGCACATGATGGTGACGATGTTGGCGCCACTCGTGGTCTTCCACTTTGCGGTACCACGTACCTCGATGCCGGAGCCAGGCTCGATATCTACCCACGCGCCGCCCGTGCCTCGGGCGATGGAAAGCTCGGACCCGGGGTTGCCGCCGATATACAGGCGGTAAGGATTCTCGGGGTCCCCCCAGAAGTACAGGCGGCTGTCGTGGTTAGCAAAGTAGGATGCAGGCACGCCCTTAGTGGAGTTCTCCTCGGGTACCTGGAGTGCCACGTTGGTCCACTGGGAAACGTCGGAGAGAGCGCCAAGCCAGTCGAAGGACCAGCGTTTCACGTCTTCTTCATCCCAGGTGTTCTCGGTGATGTTGACGTGTCCGGCAAAGACGGCTTCCTGGTTCTCATCGAGGGTGAGATAGATGTCTACACCAGTGATGTCGATTCCTGGGAGGAATGCGTCAGTGTCAGGAACGGGACCTTTGATGTTGAGGTACTTGGAGCCAGACCAAGTTACCGGGGAGCTATCGCAATAGATGACTGCCTTTTCTGAAGGAAGCGTGGAGCCGAAGTCATTGCACCAGACGTACTCGACTTCGACCCTCGTGGTCATGGGAGTATCATCCACGTCATCAATCGTGCTATTGGTGATGATATTCACGCCAGAGAGCGCAGGAGCCTCTACAGGGTCAGGTAGCTTCTTCCTCGATACCACATTGCCAAATACTGCAAACCCCGTCCCAGAAGCGCTCCTACGCCATCTGAGAGCGCCTGTATACATCTCAGCCTCCCAAGGACGGTAGTTGTACTCGTCATAGCGCTCTTCGTCGCTGGGATGCCTGGTGAGCACGATGAGGGTTTCCTCGTAGTAACCGATCTCAGTGATCTCGTATCCTTCGGGGAACAGCTCAGAGGGCTCAGTCTGGCGCTCTGCGTCCTTGCACATGATGATATGGTAGGTGTCCTTGTCGTTGACATCTTCGTTGATGTCGTGACGGATGAGGAGCTGCCTACCACTCATCGGATCCACAGCAGCACAGATGAGCCAGGAGCGCCACATGCAGGCAACGCCGGTGAGGTCGTAATCGTATCCGAAGAAGATTACCTCGGAATCAGGGCGCGTCTCCACGGTCAGTCCGTCAGTAGTCACAAGATTGTTTTGAATGAGCAAGTAGCTGGTCTTGAGATCGGTCTGCCTCGTGTTGTCGATACGCGATTCATCGAACTCCCAACCGAGCGGAGACTCCTTGAAGTTGACTCCTTGCCATCCAGTGAATACCTGGACTTTAGGCTCTGAAGCCGAGATTGATTTCTCTGTCGCTGTTTTGCTCGAGTTCTTCTTAGCCATGTCTCTACACTATCTCATAATATCCTGGGATATCCCATTCGATGTAATCCGGGGATGTCGCCGCTGCGTCGTTCTGGCGCATAGCGGAAAGAATCTTCTGCGCTGCGTCCTGGAGATCCTGGATGCGATATTGCGCCGGAGGAGAGCCTTGGGCGTGCCTGCAGGCTGTCGCCATAACCATGTAGTTAGGATCGGGAATGTCGGTGAATACGGCCTTCTCGATCTTCTTGCACGTCCTGGAATCTTCTGGATCTTCGAGTTCGCAGTGCTCATCACAGATATGGAGCAACGGTAAGCGGCGCTGGACATCGCAAACCGCCACACGTCCAATCGCCTCATGGGGGAACAGGGGGCGATTAAACGTGATAAGGCCACCGAGATTCACAGCACGGAGCTTAAAGTCCCGAACATGGATGGTGCCCCAGTCGGTGTACTGCCATTCCTTGCGCCACGAGTTGTCGCCAGCCGAAGCCCAGGGAACCTCGATGACATTGACGTTCGAGAGTTCCCCGTTCGGCAGGAGGCGGCAAAGCTTGATGGAATCATGGTAGTTGGTGGATGGCTTGTATACCCAATCGGGAAGCTTGTACTCAGGAATCTCGTTGGGCAGACTGAAAGTGTCGCCAAGGATGATGCGCTCGCGGAGCCAGGTCCAGTCCTCGACGTTCTGGAGTTCTTGGAGGACCAGGTTGGCCTCCATGAGAACTTCCTTGTATTTATCATCGTGCGGCCAGAAGTCCAGGATGACCTTTTCCTGGGCGTAGTAGACCTGCTGCACGAAGTCGTATGGTGTCATTCCTGCGCTCATTACCTACCTACCCTGTGTTCGTAGCCCTGAGAAAGCCTGTGCTTACCCCAGTAGTCTTTGTTAGCGCTTCCCGTTTCCGACGTAGAGAATGCGGCAAGACCTCTATTCTTCGCAGTGGCGGCTGCTGTATCAGGACGGAAGAACGGGATGGACGGCATAGAGGGCATGACCATCCTGTTGCGCTCGTAGTATTTCCAGATGTCATTGTCCTTCTTGAGCTCACCATTCTTAATCTGTGCCGAGTAATCGCCAGATGAAATATAATCATCTCCGATATTGGAGAGCTGTGCGGCAAGGTCAGATTGGTTCTGAGCCAGCGATGCCTGCGTATTGGAAGCGAGCTCATTGTATGCTTGGACATCAGAAGCAATCGTCGAGTACCAGTTAGCGTATGCATCGAAAGCATTGTTACGCATGGCGTTGAGCACATCAACATCCATCTGGTCATCGGCCGTCTTGAACGGCTCAAGAGTGTCCATGATGCCGCTACCATAAGCCATATTGCCCATGCGGTGCCTGATGGAAGCGTAGACGTGCTGGAGGTTTTGGAGCTGCTTATACCAGTTCGCATTGGCCGTGCGGTCAACCTGAGTAAGATTCTCTTTCTTCAGGCCATTAGCAGCCTTCATGGAATCGCCGAGGATGTCGTAGCCTTGCTTGGCTTTCTCCTTGGCGATGTCCTGGTTGAAGTTTGCGATGGCGTTCAGGTTACCTGCGGCAGCATCAGCGCCTCCGCTGCCACCGCCATAGCCGCCGGAACCCCAGCCGCCACCACCACCGCCGCCTCCGCTACCGGAGTCGTCTCCGCTTCCAGAAGAACCGCCAGAGCCGCCGCCACCGAGGGAATCAGGAGGATTGCCTAATGTTACGAGGCCGACTTTGTTTTCATCTTGGCCATAAACGACAGTCATGGCAATCTCCTAGATCTCGAAGAGCTTGGTTAGATCGACCGTGACGACTCCAAACGTATCGCGGGGAGTGCAAACAGCAATGCAGGTATTCCACAAGGATTGAGCAGACTTGCAGATAGCGATGTCGCCTGCCTTTGGATAGTTGCTTTGCGTAGCATCAGCAAACGCGCTAAGCGGTACGCTTGACATCTGGTTGAGAGTCCACATGAGATTCGAGATGGTAGCCCCCCAGACACTATGTCCACGAGAGCCTGTTTGACCTGTAGGCAGCGTAACGGTATCGACCTTCTTCACCATACCGTCTTTGGTGGTGGTGAATTCCACGGTCGTCGGAGTGGTCTGTTCCAAGGTAATCTCAGCGGGAGCCAAGTTAGGACTCACCATCACAACTTCGTCGTTGATGGTCTCCTTCAAAGAGAAGCGGAACTCGTTGTCTTCATCAACAATGTCGGTGACTTCAACGCCAACGCCACGAGGACCACGGCCTACCGTGGAAATGAGAGGAAGCTGGTCGTCTGCTTCACGAGCGGTGAAGTCCGGATCTGCGAACGGTCCTGAGTTACCATGAATATGCAGGTGCATCATGTCATGGTCGTAGTAATCGTGCGGCAGACCCGGCATATAGTATTTAGGGTTAGACATTATTCCTCCTCAAGTAAGCGGCGCACCTCATCGCGCCAGTGCTCGGGGACTTCATCAAGTGTCATCTTACCGGCCTTGATGCGTTTAACATACAACTTAGCCATTACTCTTCGCCTCCGATCATAGCGGCCAATTCCATAACCGCGTCGATAAGGTCTTCAATCGTGTCTGGTGCATCTGCTAGGAATTGAATACGCTTCAGCACCGCTTCATTCTCTTCACGAATGGCAGCATTCTCGGGAGCTTCTTCGTAGACCAGCTCTCCTTCGACGATCTTGTAGTCGTTGAGTGCATGTTCGAGGGTCTCAGGCATATCGAATACGAAGAAGCCATTCTTGGAGTAAGGCGTATCAAGCGGCATGGAGGCGACGACACGGCCTTCTGCGTTTGTTTGGATATACATTTCCATTACAGGATCCCCCAAATCTCGTGGACACATAAGGTTTCATGGGTCACGCCAGTACCAGAGAGCAAATGCCTTGAGGCTTTGTGAAGTGTGATATTTGTTGCATCGGTGATGTAAAACGTTGCGACATAAGCATAAGTCTGGGTACCGGTGTCCCACCCAGCAACCGCAGTGAGGACTTCAGGCTGGTCGTAATCATAGGTACGATTTTGAAGTTTATTGCGATATCCGATAAGCAGGCATTGATGGGTGGTGTACGGGTAATGGGTATTCGTCATCCTGCGATAATTGCCTGGGATGCTGGTGATTTCTTCATTGTGATCTTCAACCCTACAAAGGACAGCGAACAAACGGTACTTCTGGAGGTTGGAAATTTCAACGTGTCCATCGCTTACGAGGTGCGAGTTGTCATCGCCCCAGAGTTTGGTCCAAGGAGTAGCGCCGAAAGTAAGCCCGAAGTTATTGAGTGCGACATTGGCGGTCATAGGAACGCCATCGCCAGCGACAGCGGTTCCTCCATGAGAAATCAGCAACGGCCAGCCAGTCGTGATATCGCCAAGGTCGTGGTCGTGGTCGGCAATAGCAGCCTCAAGGAAATCCTTAACCGAATTGGGATCGGTCTCGTTACCGTCACCCTCGAAGACTTCTGCTTCCCAGCCGAGATCGAGATGGAGGTGTTCGAGAATATCGCCTACAACGCTCTGGATGTACTCATAGACCGTGTTAGGCTCCACGGTACCGCCATCACCAGCCATGACCATAACATTCGCAGGGAAGCCGAGGTCAGTATGGAAGTGCGTGAGCAGGTCGTCTCCAAGGCCATCAATGTACTCCTTGATGGTATAACCATTCGGATCGTCGCCTTTGAGGTTGTCACCGAATCCCATGTCGATATGGACGTGCTCAAGCGCAGCATCGATAAGCTCTGCCACGTCAGGCCACTCACCGCTGCCACTGCCGTCATAAGGGATAGGCGGCGTAGTAAGCGTCCATTCGGTACGTCCATCACGCCTGTAATCGAAGGTAATCTGGAATTCCGGGTTGTCAGCATCGCCATTGGTGACAAGCGTGTAGCTCAATTTGCCGCCATTGATATTCTCGGAAAGCCAATCACGGGTCCAAACGTTGGAGCCGTTGACACGCGCCAAACCCTCAAGGTAAGTAGCGGATTCGGAATCCGAGGCAATCCTCACTTTGTAAGAATCGCCTTTAGGGCCACGGCCTACGCGAGAATACAGAGGGAGCTGGTCTTCCGCCATAGGCACGCCATGGTCACGCGGAGGCATAGGACCGCCAGGGAAGGGTGGCATTGGAGCCGGGGGTTTAGGATGTTTATCCATCATCTTGCCTTTCTATCTACTTGGTATAGTTTAACGCAGCGGCAGGCAGGATGTGAAGGGTACCAAGCAAAACGAGATCCCTTCGAGCACTCAATCCTCTTGCCTCATCCCCTGTTGAATTGACGAATGCGGCGAACTTGAGATCCAGCGGTTCCTCAAGGGCATTCGGAGATGCAACATCGAACCTGACACGCACAACCCAGTCTTCAACCTCGTCGATCCATCCGACAGCAGTTACGCCATTGTGGTCGCTGAGCCAATTGACCGTAACGGAGGAATAGCCCTCATCCTCGGAAAGAAGGTGGATGGGGGCGATATACTTCGGGTCGAGCAGCCAACGGGGGCGAGTCGTCTCATGCCTGAGCTCAAACGGGAGGTTGTGCTCGTCGGGTGCCCAACGCTGACAGATGTGATCCGGGTGATTCGGTGAAGGCCAGCCGATATGGTCATGATAATGGGTATCATGCGGATGCAGGCGAATCGGAGGATGGACCTCAAGATACCAGCATGGGATGGCAAGGTCTGCCGTGCAACCGTTGTGGACCCAGACTTCACCAGGAGTCGCCGTGTCCTGGAGGCTGCGATGCGGCTTAGGAAAAGGCCGCGGTTTGATACGATAGCTTTGCATTTAGTCCTCCCACCTGTATTGGTTTTTCCGGGCCTGGTATGAATTCGGATCTTCAGTTAGATCGACAAATGGAGAAATAAATTGGTCAGGAGACAAGGCAGATGCCATATTTGCCCATTCGCCCACTACCTTTTCATTATGGGTTTTGTCATCTTCAGCGCTGTCGATCGCTTCTTGTACCATGTCGATCGGCATGAAATACGATGCGCCACGTTGAAGTGTGACGGGCGAGTTGGTGTATATCGAATAGTTAGGATCCCAACTTTCCTGGTATCTCTTGTAGTAGTCTCGCCCTTCATCGCCGAGGCCCTTGTAATAGCCAGGATCAATCTCGTCGGGATTGTATTCGATAAGCTCTCCAGTAGGCGTATAGACATTCCCCAGAAGATCAGCTAATTCTTCTTGGCTGAAATCGTTTTTCCAGCCAGTGTCCTCATAAGAACTGGCAAGCCTTGTGAGGTTCGCATTGTTCAGGAATTTCGCATACCAATCAGGAGACAAATAATAATCAGGGTTTTCTTCAGGGCTCATAGTATTGAACCACTTGTAAAGCTCATCATCACTAGCTTCAGGGTCTATACTATACATCCTGTTAGCTGGATCTTGAGCAGCCCAATTAGCCACGATGTAATCAAGGTCATTGAGATTAGTGGCAGACGAGCCTCCATAGACCCTCATGAAGTCATCTTGAGAAAGGTTTGCAGGATCCCAAACGCCTCCCTGTTCTCCAGTGCGATATGCCCAATCAATCATTTTGTCGGGGTCGAAGATTCCATTATCGCCAATGAACTCATTGTCCTTGAGCCAATCTCGCCAGGAATCCCAGAGGAATGGGTCATTCATTATTTCTCGGAGATCTGCTTCTGTGGCGTGAGCCTGGAAATCAGCCCAACCATCATAGGCTCCACCGAAATGCTGAGTGAGCAACCAGTCAGTTACAGCAGTAGCAGTATCAAGATCATTGCCGAACTTATAGTTTACTAAATCCGCTTCTGTGGGATTCGCCATATCCGCCGTAAGGATGGGGTCCATACGTTCCCCACGATACATCGCGTCGATTTGGCCTTCTGGAGTAGTTTCAGAAAAAAGAGGAGAATCCCAATTAACAAAGTCTCCTATTGGTCGAGGCATCTGCGAAGTCGGATTAGCAATACTATCAAGTTTTAAATCTACTGCGTGCTTCGTAAAATCGCTAGGATCTACTCCTGCCTTTTCAAACCTAGCAAGTTCTTCATCGGTATACATACCGAGTCTAGCACGATCGAATAAATTATCTTCGAGAGAAAGTCCAGATGTGTCGGGATATCTCAACTGCTGGTTTGCGGGATTACCAAAAACATAGCCTTCGTCACTATAGGTCGGTTCAGGATTGAGCCAATTCTGCGCCTTGCCAGGTGCCGGCACTATGCTCCCTCCCGCTCTCTTTGCTCTTTTACTCAGAGTGTCGGTGTACTCAGAAGCCCCTGGGCCATTCAAAAGCCCAAGTCCATTATTGGCTGCACGGTTAGCCGTACCGACAGTCTTCTGGTTGGAACCAAAAACATTCTTGAAAGCGTTAGAAGCTATCCCCGTCTGTTTGCCTTCAATATTATTTGAGGGTTTACTAGGGCTCGAAGTCGAATTATAGAGCGGAAGACTGCTTCCAGTGGCAGTTGGGGTCGCTGGTTGGGGAAGCGGCCCGGAGGCGCGGCTAGGCTCAAAGCTGGGATTGCTCTGAGCCTTTTGGACCGCACCGCCGCCAAGATTGGAAGCTGCTGTCTTCAACGCAGAAGATATGCTGCTTTTCGCCATGATTTATCCTTCGTATCCGATGCCTTCGAGGAATTGCGCCCTAAGAGCGTCGAGGTTCGCGTCGTTCCTGTTGCCATACTCGGAGCTAGGCTCAGCGAGATTGTCAAGCAGCATAGCACGCAACGCAACATCGCCCATCGTAGAAGCACTGTTCCTCTTGTAGAAATTGCCGGTGTTGTAGCGGCCGAAGTTGCTTCCACCAAGCGCACCAGTAGTCCTGACAGAATTGAACCTGGTAGGTTTGCTCGGACCTTTACGGCCAATGAGCAGGGCAGCAATGAGATTCGCGTAATCGCCTGCATCCAGTTCTCCACTAGATGCGCGATCGAGGAACTCATTGAAGCCGCCTCCAGTCTCATTGTCAGCACCAAGCTGCGACATATAGGCTGTAGCATTGAGTCCGAGATCTCGTGCCGCCCTCACACCATCGCTGAGACGAGGTGCATTCAACATGGCACGATAAGCACGAGCGCCAATTTCGCCACCCTCACCGTTCTTGATGAGCTGTCGGATTGACTTCTCGACGTTATTGCTGCCTCGAGACGCCTGGTATTCAGCCTCAGTGATCTTGTCGCCAAGAGCTTTCTCAGCATCTTCAACGGCTTTCTTCGCGGCTTCATCGCCCTTAGCTGCCTGCTTTGCCGTTTTGCCAGAGACTTTCTGAGGAAGACGGGTCGCAATCTGTTCGCTTTGCAAAGCGCGAGCGTCGGCATAGACTGGGTTGAATGCCCTATCTAAGAGACCAGGCATAGGTTCCAAGGCTTCTTCTGCTTTAAGTGCAGCAGCGCCTTCGGACTTGGTTTTGTTCAATGCAGCAACTGCATCATTAAGCTTTTTTTGAGCAGCATTAATATCGGCGTTGCGGGTTACAAGTCCTTTTGCTTGCGCTATTTCGCTATCAGGAATATGCCCACCGCCTTGAACCTTAAATTGATTCCTCTTCAGATTGTCTAAAGCTATTTCAGCAGCTTCAGTCTCCTCTGGAGAAAGCTTCTCTCCTAATTTCGCACGAGCAGCTTCGGCTTCTCTTACTGCTTTTTCAGCTGCACCTGTAGCTTCGCGTGCACTGTTTGCCGCCGCTTTGGTAGCAGCATTTTCAGCCTCCAACGCACGACCGACCTTGGCGCCTTGAGCAAGACGTCCGCCAAGCGGGATGGAGCCGAGGGCAGTCATCAAGGCCGCATTAACGCCTGCGGAACCACGTTGCTGGTCGCTTACGGTACGGCCGAACTCGTCACGGCCACTCGCCCATTCTGCCCATTCAGGTAGCTGGTCAAGAACATTAAGCCCAGCCCCTGCAGCAATACCAGCACCAGGGATGAAATAAGGAGCGACCTTAAGCCACGGAGCGATGTCCTCGCCGTCGAACAGATTCTTGGCCACATTAGCCGCCTCAGGGGAGAACACTCCCGGAATGTTCGCAATGGTATTGTCGAATAGGAAATCAACTCCAGATCCAAGATCATTCGCCAAGTTATCGTAGCTTTCACCAAAGTTGTAAACACCTTTAGTGAAAGACCCCATACCAGCACTAAAAGGATCATATTCAGAACCAGTCCATTGAGTCATGTACTGATTCGCCTTATCCATAACAGCCTGTCGGTCAGCCGATTCGCTTCCACTACCAAGGTCGTATAGCGCCGCGTCAACGGCAGAATTCCAGAGGATATCCTTGTAGTTGGGGTCATTGGCTTCAACCATCGGCTTAACGACCTTGTTCGACACATGCTGGTTAGTGTCATTTGGCAACTCAGCCGATTGCTTTTTTTCGCTTTTGTTTTCTCGCGCCGCCTGCCAATCGGAGAATCGCGTTCCGTCTGCCATTCTTTTCTCCTATCTAATAAGAAGGGCACCGGGCTCCTAGAAGCCGGTGCCCTCCAGGGTCGGTGGTTAGCTATCGGCTAGTCGCCGTCTTGCTCCTGATTGCCGTCCGTCTCAGAAGATTGCTCCTGATTGCCGTCCGTCTCAGAAGATTCCTCCTGATACTTGTCATAGATAATCTTCACGGGGATACCGAACACGCCAGTGTTCTCGGCAGAGTCGATAATCGGGATGATGCCGTGAGACAGGGACTCGATAACCCAAGCGTCGTACTTCACATCGAACACCATTTCGGTAAACTTGCCGCGGGTGCCGCCTTCTTCGGTCTTCATCTCGCTGTACTCCTGGGAAAGCTGAGCAGCCTTCTTGTAGAGGGCAAGGCCGATGACCTGACGGGTCTGGACGGGAGTGACGGTAACATTGGGGTCCTGTGCAGCTGCGCCGCCGATGATCGGGCCAGTCGCATAGCTGTCGCCAGGGAACGGAGTCTCGCTGGCATCGTAAGGATTCAGGCCGTAGCCAGAGCCAGGAGCCGTCCACGGATATGCGGTGGGCAGAGCGTAGTTTGCCAAGCCGTCATCAACCGTCATAGCCGTACCCATGTAATCCACAGCAGCAGGCATACCGAGAGGATAGTTGGTGACAATCTTCTCGAAGTGACCGCCGACGTTGCCGGATGCAGGAACCCAAACGGTGCGGATGTAGTTCGGGCGATTCATACGGTCGGCATCAGCCAGCTCGAGCATGAGCTTCTTGTCGCCATCATTGTCGTGGTTGGTGCTGTTGATGACAGCATCATAGGCAGCCTTACCATCAGCGGAGTGGATGACGTTCAGGTTGTCGTCAACGTAAATCTTGGGCCAATACTGAGTGGGGATATCGAAGCGGAACTCCCAGCCCATGAGCTTGCGGAAAGTGCCATTCTCCATGTCGGAGTATGCAGCCTCGGTCGCGGGAACGCCAGAGCCGGTGAGGGCGAAGAGCAGGCGGACCTCATAGAACGGGTCGATAAGGATCACACGATTGTCCTCAGGAATGAACAGGTTGTTCCACGTAACCTTGATATTGCTGAGCAACAGGGCAATGTTCTCGTCGTCCCACTCGATAGCATGGATGGGGGCGAAGCGGGGCGGGATGGCCTGACCCTGAACCATACCAGGCTGAGCAACCCACTGACCAGAGGCGGGGTCGCCATTGAAGATTTCGTCGGGGTTGTTAGCAACCCAGCGGCCGGAGATGTGACCGTTGATGACAGCGAATAGATTGTACTTGTCGATATCGGGACCAAGGACTTCAGCATCCCACAGGCTCTTGGTCTTGCTCAGAAGAGCTGCGGTCTGCATGAGGGACTGGCCGGGGGTGATGACGTTGCTCGTCGAGGCGGTACCCCAATCGCCGATGCCGCCCGCATACTGCATCTCGTCAAAGATGCGGAACGCGACGGAGCGGTGACGGCCCATGGTATACACGCGGCTGTCGAAGCGGACGTCCTGGAACACGCCGTAGGCGGAAGCGCCCCAGCCATCGCGGCCGTTCTCGTTGAATCCGGCGGGTGCCTGGCCGTTGCTCCAGATGTTCGCCAAACCATTCAGGCGGCGATCATCGTAGTCCGTGATGTAGTCGGGAATCTGGATATCCCAGACTCGACATGCCGCGGGATTGTTGGCGATAGATTTGTTGGCTCCCTGGATGTTGCCAATAAAGAGGCCGTTGGTGTAACGTCCGGGGAGGAGCCGATTGTCGTCGATGCCTTCGCACCAGACCTCGGGCTGAATGACTTGAGCCATGTTCTTACTCCTTTGTTCGGTGACTCATTCTTACGGTTCCGAGCTTTCCTTCTATGATGGTATACACAGGCTTAGAAAGCTGTCAAATGGTTTCTTATACCATAGGCGCCTCCATGCCTTGCTCGGGTGCAACCATGGCCTCAGGAGGCATCTCAGCGGCTCCTGGAGGCATTCCCATGGGCGGCGCTGCGGCTTCTGGAGGAAGTGCGCCTTCAGGCGGCATGGGACCGCCGGGCAAGGGTTGACCCATAGCCTCGGGAGGCATGGGTGCGCCAGGAGCTTGCGGCTGCTGAGGAGGCATCGCGGGCATTCCTGGCATGGTAGGCTGCATTCCCATGGCCTGCTGGAGCTGGGCAATCTGTCCCTGCTGCCCCATAACCATGTCCATGGTAGCCTTCATAGCCTGCTGCATCAGCTGGTCGTTGAGCTGGTTAGCAGTGCTTTGCGAGATGTCGATATCGGAGAGTTCGCAGAGGCGCGCCACGAGTTTCATAATGATGTTCTCGAATGCGCCACGGTTCTCATCGGAGATGTTGCCAATCATCTGGGAAACGGGAATGAGCATTTCCTGGATGTTCCTGCGCTCAGTTTCCTTCTCGTTCTCGATGAGAGAGCCAGAGCGTACCTCGAAGCTGAGAAGGTCGGATGACAGGGCATCGAAGTCGATCTCGATCTTGTCGCCCTTCACCACGGAATCAATGGTAGCTTCGGGGTCCATGGGGTCCATTTGAGATTCTTCGATATCCCAGATGCGACGACGGGTGTGCTCATCAACAGTGAGCTCCATCTTACCACCCATAGAAGAGATGTAGGAACGCAAGGCATGGTTAGCCCATTCCTGGAAGAACACCTCCATGCGTTTCTGGAATTGGTTGATGGTGATGGTCTTGTCGAGGTGCTGCTGTTCAACGCCTTGAGGAGTTGCAGAATACCTGGCCACATTGGAATCGCTAGCGACGGTGGAATCCGTGATATTCATGGACTGCATCATCTTGCCGGAAACATTCTCAAGAATGCTGCCGTACTGCGTGAGCGTGGTCGTCTCGGTGCGGTAAGGCTCGATGCGGTTGTTCGGATTCGTTCCCATTGGCCAGACAGCATTGGGCGACATCTTGATCTTAGGGTTCGTAAGGTTTCCGAATACCATCAGAGGAGGATGGAGCGAGAGCAGGAGTGTCTGGTAGGCCGTGCTCTGGAAGGCATCGGCGAACTGCTGCTGGGCCAAGGTCCACATGACGGAGCTGCAGCCGAGAGGGAACTCGGGGTCAGGCTCGAGAATGAGGAAGTGGATAGGAACGTCTTTACGCGGGTCGTAGTTCTTCACGCGGCGAAGGACACAATTGACGGAAGGTACGTAGGTAATGAACTCGTCAGCACCACGGCAATAATAGGTGCGCACTTCGACGGAATGGCTCGGAGCGTAGCCCTGCTTGCGATCCTGGAGCGGAACGGAATCGAGCTCAACGCCATCCATCACCTCGTTCTCGACAAGGTACTTGACGACATTCTCATCATAGGTAGAGTCCTTGACAGTATCAGTATCCCAGTCAATCAGGCTCTTGAGGGTACTCTGAGGAATCCATTCGCGGATGATGTACCAGTCTGCCTCTTCGATGAACTTACAGTCCGGAGAAGGCATCACGTCATTCCACTGGATGAGCGTCCAAGAGATGCGGGGGTCACCATCAAGGTCTTCCTCGAAACCTGTACGCACGCAGGCGTATCCGTAATCGTATGAGTAATCGAAAGCCTTCCAAAGATTCTTGAGCATGTCCTTTCCGTCGTATTCGGAGGTGAGGACCTTTTTCTTGAAGATGTATTCGATCTCAGCCTGCTCGATGGAGTTCTTGTCGTACTGCGTAATGATTTCGCCATCAGGCACACGCTGAATGGTCTGGCTGCGGATCTTGCGGCGAATGGCCTGGGTGGTGCCTTCCGAGAAGGAGTCCTTGCGGTCCTTCTCGAAAAGCGAAAGCCCGTGGGCCACGCGGGAATAAAACACGTGGCCGTGGGTTCGATTCTCCATTTGCCAGAGCGCATCCTTCCATTTGCGGTCCAGCTTTCCTGCGAGCTCCTTATCGACTTCAAGCTCGTCGAGGTTAATGTTCCATTTCTTTTCCATTTAGATATCGCTCCTCTTGTAGGCTTCACGGCTACCTTTAGTTTCAAAGTCGGGACGCAGGTAGCTCAAGTCAGCATTGTAAGGCCTGGATGCCCTCAGATTGCCGCCATTGGAGAAATAAGGCACAGTGGCGTGCGAATAAATATTCGGGGCGTAGCTGCCGCCTCCGCCACCTCCACGGCTATATCCACCGCTACTACGATAGCTGTAGTTGCCATAAGGATAGCCGGTCGCGTTGGAACCGTAAGGCGTTGAAACGATGCCTGTGTTTGCGGTGCTGCTGCGATCGCCCGTCTTCTGCTGATACACGGAAGAGTAGGTATTGCCGGACTTGTCGGCACTCCAATCCTCGAAGTCAGGCCATTCCTCAGTTTCGAGATCCCATGGCACGAGTGCGCGCTGAATGTTGAGCATCGGCTGACCAGTAACGGCGCTGATGGTGTTCCAGTCGCCATAATATCCAGCCGTACCTTCAGGGTCGGCCTTGCGGCCAGGTGCGCTCTGGAACGGTAAGATGCCGCCAGGGTGAATACCGGTCGCGTAGACCTCGCCGTTAACATCGCGTGCATAGGTCGTATTATAGCGACGATACACCTGGAGGTCGGTGTTCATGGGCTTGACCATGGAGTAATACAGGTCGCTCAAAGATTCCTTCGCAGCATTGCGCCATTGCTTCTGCTGGGCGATGACCTCAAGGCCAGCGTTGAAATCTCCATTGCCTGCTACATAAGGATTATGGTATCCAGCGGCCTCGTCCTCATACCAAGCCTCATCAATATCATGGTACCAGTCCCAAAGCGTGACGGAAACCATAGCCTTCGTATATGGGTCAAGGCTGAAGCCAGTAGCCTGAAGAGCCTCAAGATTGCCATTGTATTGCTGGAGCATACCGATAATCTCGAAGCACTTCGCTTCTGTCTCTTCTTCGCTCAAGCCAATGACGGACCACTGTTCACGCGAAGCAAGCTGAGCATCATCGTAGTAAACGGTATACGGCATCTCATGTGCCATGTACCCAGTCTCGGGATGGATGACCTGGTTACAAAGCCAACCAAGAATCGGATTCTTCCTGGTGACCCGGCGGAGCATCGCATCAGCGTAACTCGTCTCAATAGTAGAGCCATTGATGGGGTCGGTCTGCGTACCGGTAACACCTTCGGCGTAGATACGCTTGTAGCTGTGCTCGTAATCCTGGGCAATGTTGTACCATTCCTTCACGACAGACGGGGTGAAGAACTGAGACACCCACGACAGGCCGAAGCTCGTCGCGTTGTTCTGGACGAAATCCGAAAGGCTAGGAGGACCGCCTACGGCCTTCTGGTACGCCAGAACATCCTCGTTGTAATCGCTGAAGAAGTTACCTTCAGGATCCCAGAAGAATCCAGTTGCATCCGCAATACGAATCATAGGATTTGAGTAGCACGCCTCAGCAGCGCCATTCGTGAGAAGATCGAGGCGGATTTTGCCGCTCATCATTGACTTCATAAATGCTGCATAAGGTAACGTGATACCAAGCATATCTTGAATCCACCATGCGGAAGCGACACGCTGGCCGCAGAACAGCCATTCGTCGATATTGCCTAGCTTGTCGTCATCATCAGGAGGCTCAAGAATGCCGGCCGCTCCGATAAGCAGACATGCGATAGCGCCTACACCCATCTTCGTTACGTCAACCATCAAAGCTTCCTGGAGACTCCTATGAATCTGGACATCCTGGATATTGAGGTTCTTAAGGTATTGGCCGATTGATCCATTACCCTTATAGCCTGCTTCAGCAAGAATCTCATTGAAGCGGTAATTCAGCGTAGACATGGGGAGCACGAGGTTCAGGATACGCCCAGTGACGTTGAGGCCGTACTGGGGGAACCTGCTGATGCAAGTCGTAATGAAGAATTTACCGGCGGGGCTCCTCTTGCAGAGGTCGGAAATGATAACGCCGATAGCGTTACGCTGAGCCATGTCACCAGTCTTCGCCCAGTTCATAGCATTCATAACCTGGCGATACGCAGGGGTCATGTCGTTGTTCGCACCAAGCATGTCAGCAAAGAACTTCGCAGGATTCGACATCATCTGCACTTCAAGGATGGTGTGTTCGGGGTCCTGCGGACTCTTCTCAAGCATCCAAGACAACGCGTGGTCATCCTCACAGAACATGGCAAAGCGGTTAACGAAGTTGCGGATCTGCTGTTTGGCAAGGAAATTGCCGCCAGAGAATACGTCATACATCCTGTTAACGCCTTTTTGGAAGGTCGTCATATTGCGTTTCTTCTCAGCCAGGAACGCCTTCACGTCATTAGCGCTCTTCATCTGGGAAATGAGTTCAAGCTCTTCACCATTGAACGCGGACTGCCTAATAGCGATCCACATATCGAAAAAGTCTTGATTGTTCGCAATGGCATAGACAACCCTCTGGTCCAATGGATTCTTTGTTGCATAAGGACCTTTGCCCCTACGACCGAGCCTGAGAGCAAATGACATCGTTGACTGGTGGAAGCCACGATCCATCATGTTACCGACGAGAACGCCGGGGTTGCTAATACCCATGACCTTCGTGAGATCACATGCGCCATTGAGGAGGATGTTGACCATCTCAGCTTCAGAGATCTGAGGAACGACGATTTTGCCGCCGAGAACAGCCTTAGTAGGAACCTCAACTTTTCCATGAATGTCATTGAGATATTTACGCTGTTCTTGGAGCTGCGTATTAAACCGTTCACATGCAGCGTCCCACTGAGCCATCGTCTCAGGAGGAAGGTCAAGGACAGCCCTGGCAACGTCTTTGATGTAATCATCAGAACGGCGAATGTCGTCGATCCACATGTCGTACATCAGATAACCAGGAGCAGTCTCCATATTATTGATGCTGCGAAGATACTCGCTTTGGAACAAGAGAGCACGGCGCTTGCCCTCATCATTGGTGATGCCCTGGAATATGGACTCAGCCTTCTCCTGCTCCTGAAGAACGGCTTGCTCAAAACTGTCATAACTCTTATAGACTTTAAGCGTATCGCAATTCTCGTATAAGGTTTTAAGCGTTTCTCTCGGGAGCAAAGGAATGCAGTAGCGTCCACTACTCGGAGTCATCGAGTCATCAACTGTTACTTTAATGGGGAGAGGGTTAGACGAATCAAGGAAGCCTATGATCTGCTGAATCGCTGCCTCATATTTCTCAATAGAAATTTCATCAACACCCTTGCCATCATTATACGTGTATCCGGTGACATTGTTCACAAGGATACGCTCAATCTCGTTATGGGTGAGAGTCACCTTTGCGCCATGCGCAGTAAGGAAATCGTTCAAATAAGCATCTGCCCGCTTGACACGATTCCATTCCTTTGACCCATATTCGATACGCTCACCATCAACTGTGATCGGACGAGAACGCATATACGTCCTTGCATGTGCGCGAAGCTCGCGTTCGTGCTTGATAGCCCTATAGGTCCTATACGGCTTACCGTCATATGGAGCTTTGATTTTATGTTCAAAGGAAACCAGCGCGCCATCGAATGAGGCTTTGCGATCACGATAATCTTTGAGCCGCGAGTCCAAAGTGTCCTTCTGGAATTGAGGCACGCCAAGAAGGAAGTCGGTGTATTCGATTGTGCGTTTCATCTCGCTGTCGAGATACCCGCTTTCCAACCCACGTGCAACCATATGCTGTTGAGAATAACCCGCGGTTCCCCCGGGGACTTCCATCGAATCCACATCACCAAGAATGACGTTAGGTTGGATGCGGCACGTCTGATAAACTCCCTTGCCATTCGACACAGTAATCCTTATCTGGCCGAATTGGTTGAATAGATACTTGCCACTTGAAGCATCTCCATCCTCGAAGCCATTGGGGCAATAGTCCGGATCGATAGCGTGGAAGAATCGCAGAACCTCTTCAGATGTCAGCGATTCAAACACAAGATTATGGCGCATCTGTAAAGTAGTCTTTTCGTCGCCAGTGTAATTTCCATTCATGTTAAGGATGTATTGCGGCGCGATACCATACGCCTGGCAAGCAATAACAACTTTCCTGATAGCAGATTGTGTCTTGTCGTCACTTGTAAGCTCGACAATGCCATTGGCCACGTCATTCCAGAACGCATCTGTGTAATCAATTTCTCTGACCTTACTGCTAGGGTCAGACTTGTCCCAACCCTTCAACTTAACATAGTTCTTACCGTTCAGCTCGATTACGTGACTATCGTTAGCCTTGGTGAGCAGCGAGCCATTCATCAATCCTGCCCTCGAGCCATTGAACAAAGTATCGACGAGGAGGATGGCGTCGCGGCCTTCGATTCGGGACTTTTCGGTCTCACTGGAAATAACAGCGTCGAAATTGATGTATCTATTGTCATACATGAACGCAGGGAAGGGTTGACCAGGATGGGTCGCTTCCCATAACGTAGCGATGCCCTTAAACGTCTCTCCACGAATGGACCATTTGGCGGATGAATAATCGCCATTAAACACGTCCGTAACACCGGAGTATCCAATTACGATATCGGTATTCCTAGCATCAATGTCAAGATACGTAACGCCTTGCGAAGGAACTGTGTTAGACAGGAGCACGGGCGCGAAGGTGGTGCCATTACCAGTATCGCCCTTGAGGATGGCGACGCATTGGTTAGCACCGCGAGGCTTCCTTATGATACCCTCAGCATCAGCGTCAACATCAGCACCATTAGCCCACTCAAAGTATTCGCCAATTTTCCTAAGAGTCGATTCTTCAGAACGATCCTTGATTCCCAGGAAGGTAAATCCGTTGTCCATAAGGACTTCTCTGAGCTGGTTGTAATTGCTATGATCAGTCCATTCAGAAGAAATCGCCTTGACATCTTCAAGGCTAAGAACGCCTACATTCTGCGCTTTCCTGCCAAAGAATACATCAGACCCAAGTTTTTTACTGCTCCCAAACGGGATCATAAGTTCCTTGTTCCTGAAGTTAATCCCTGCGCCGGGCTTGCCATTGATATAGATGCCGGCATCGGTAGTCTGTTCTTGAGGATCGACAAGGACGATCGAATAGTCGTCACGATTCGCGTAAGAAATGGAAGACTGCGGCAACCCCATACCCCTATCAATAAGGGCTTTCTTTCGAGACGATATTTCCAGCACCATAAAATCGTCAGACATACCTGACGGCATTTTTAACTTAGTATTTTTGTGGCCTACGACCTCTGGCATATTTATTGTATAGGAATAATATTCAGACGGAATAATAACAGCTCTTCCGCATTCCGCCGCATTGCGAACAGCAGCAGCTATCTTATTACGAGAAAGAACGAGATTAGCAGAATATTTGGCCCACTCTGAGGTTTCTGTTTTCAACCCTGAAATCGCGGCTGCAAACTCACCATCATGGAGATATGGGCTTGAATCTTCAACATAAACATTAGCGATAATTCCACCGCTTCT